TAAATGTTACAATTAGAAGGGAAATGGGCAGAGATATTGATGGTGCCTGTGGACAGTTAAGGAATAAGTATATGGAAGAAGCATAAATACTGGGTTTGCGGCACAAATTACATTTCTCTTCTGTTGTTTACATCATCTCAACTTATCGTCAAATTTGGTGTGGTTTTGTGTGATAAGCGATGAGACAAGACGCAAACAAGACGCAAAAGACGCATATAACAAGACGCATTTATAAGGAGAGAAACATGGCAGGAAGACGCAGTAACGGTGAAGGAAGTATCAGTTATGATAGCCGTAGAAAACGCTACAGAGCAAAAGTAACCATAGGTTGGGAACTAAATCCTGAGACTGGTAGAAGTAAACAGATTGTAAAAACTCTTGGTTCTAATTATAAAACAAAGGGCGAAGCAGCAAGTGCATTATCAGAATATTTAAAAACTCCATTTGACATTGATAACAAGAACATTACATTTTCAGAGCTGTATTCGATTTGGTTTGATGATTGGATTGTGGATCACGAGTCTCATCGCTACAGAGCGAAAGCCGCATATAAATATTGCTCTTCGTTGTATGATAAGAAGATGCGTGATATCACTATAATTGATATGAAGCACTGCATAAATAATGGTTCAATCATAGAAACAAGAGGTAAATACAAAGGTGAATTAAAAACAGCATCACCATCAACAAAGGAAAGTATGAAATATTTATTTAATCACATGTTTTCATATGCGGTTGAGGCTAGAATTGTTGATAGGAATTTTGCAAAAGAATTTTCGCTTGATAAGAAAGTAGCTATAGAGAAAGAGCAGAATCACAAAGATAAAAGCCCATTTACAGAGAATGAAATGGATACATTATGGCGAAGTATTGAATTCGTACCATTTGCAGACATGATTATCTATGCTTGCTATAGCGGCTGGAGACCTAGTGAGTTGGTTAAAATCAAAATAGAAAATGTGCATATAACTGAAGGGTATATACAAGGCGGTATAAAGACAGATTCTGGAAAGAATCGTATAGTTCCGATACACCCTTTAGTAATGGATATTGTGAAGAAATACTATGACGAAGCAGTGTCCGTGGGAAGCAAGTTCTTATTTAATGATATTAGTAAAAAGAAAGGTATTGGTTTGAGCTACGACCAATACTTGACGAGGTTTAATCGCGTTATGGAACAATTAAAATTCTCTATTGAGTATACACCTCATTACACAAGACATACCTTTATAACAAAAGCAAAAAGGGCGCATATGGATGAGTACGTATTAAAACTTATATCTGGTCATAAAGAAAAAGACATTACGGAGCATGTATACACACATAGAGATGTATCAGAATTAATAACAGAAATGAATAGAATAGAAAAATAATTTTAGGAGCATTGGCATACAGCTGATGCTCTTTATTTTATGTAGATAATTTTGGAGTAAAATAATTACCATTATTTACCGCATAATGCAATAGGTATCTTATATTATACTTCAACAAAAAGGAGTATTTATGAGAACTCATACATGTCTTGAATGCGGCGCTGTCCTAAAACACTATGACTTTGTGTCGAGAAGTGTACGGACACAAAATAGAAATTCAAATATCGTTAAAATAGAACGATTCAAATGTCCAGTATGCAAACACATACATAGGGTCTTACCAGATGATTTATATCCATATAAACAATATTCTGCGGAGATAATAAACGGAGTGCTAGATGGTAGTATTACAAGTGATACATTAGAATATGAAGATTACCCATGCGAAGCAACTATGCATAGATGGCTTAATGAATTCCACTGAAGTTGTTTTTACTGGTTCTCGAGTTTAACCTAGAATAGACTTGCCGGCAATAATAATCAAGGAGATGATATTATGGCAACAAAGATACGACCAGTATTATCAGAGAAAAACAAATATTACATAGACAAGCATAGATACTACGAACTTAAGCATTTTTGTTTACAATACGATGATTGGAAGAAGGCTTATTCTATATTAGACGGATATGATTCTTATCAAGTTGGACTTGGTATTAAACCATCAGGAGTTAGTGACCGCACGGCTGATTATGGAATGGCTAGAGCTTATTATTCTAATAGGATTGATATGATTGAAAGAGTTGTGAGATTAACTGATTTGGAACTATCTTTCTATATTTTGCAGGGAGTTACTGAAGGGTATTCATACGATATTCTTAAAGCTAGGTTTGATATACCGTGTTGCAAGGATGTTTACTATGAACTTTACAGACGATTTTTTTGGCTGTTAGATATTGAAAGACAATAAGAAAAAGAGGGTATGCCAGATATCATTCCGACATATCCTCTAAACTAGATTAGAGACCGGCCATTCCCATTATGCCATCCATTTTACCAAGGGATGCTCGTCTTTCTCTTATGGCTCTTTCTAAGGACATTTTGGAATACGATGTTCCTTCTAATTCGTCCTCAGTCCATTCATCACCCAAATCAGCCATTTCTTCAATAAAAATGCTATACTCTTCTTTTTTCATATTTGAAATACCTCCTTAAATTATTCGTCTATATTATACTACGATATATGACTGTGAGTAAATGAACAGAATATTAATAAACTATAAATTCGCATTAAAAACATGCCCTTTAATGAGAGAAAGAATAAAAGAAGCTTTCTCTTTTTTATTTTCAGTACGAAGGTGACTGCAAGAGGTCTTATATTCGCATTGATGAAAATTGAATAGAAAGGAGAGTTCAAAATGGAAATGACTGTTATGTTAGCATTCCTGCTTGGGGCTGTGATTGGCGTGGTTATGTCTGTTGTACTGGATAAAATCAGATGTAATAGCAAAAATGCATACGGAAGTTTCAAGATTAAACCTGTATCAGATGAAGATGGCGACACTGGTTTATATTCTGTAAATGTTGCTATCGTGCCTAACCAGGATTTACTTAATAAGAAACGAATTATTCTGGTCAGAGATTCGCAGAATTAACAAGTACTTTAATGACTATAAAATAAAGGAGGTCAATTCAATGAACACAAGAAGTGTATTGGAAGATGAGATTGGACGAATCTCAGCAAAATTGAATGAAATGGAGCCAGGTACTGAAGAGTATGAAAAGTTATCGAACCTACTCCACAAGTACATCGATAGGCGTACAGAACTTGAAAAAGCAGATTATGATGCTGACGAGAAAGCTCTTGCTAGGGAAGAGGGTAACGAGCTTAAGACACAGCAACTTAATGAGGCTAAGAAAGACCGTATTGCTAAAGTGGCTATGTGGGCTGTAGGTGGCATATCTGGAGGAGTTGTAAGTATTTGGGCTGCACTCAAAGCATTCAAATTTGATGGGGACGGACGAATATTCTCATCCACATTTGGACGGGACAGTGTTAAGAACTTGATTAGATTTAAGAAGTAGTTACATTTTAGGAGGCGCTAAGGAAACTTAGTGTCTTCTTTTTCGTTAAAAAAACATATGCCTTTATGAAAGAGAGGTGAGATTTCATGATTAAAATTATAAAACATATTCTAGCAGGTATAGTGATGTTTATAGCAGGACTTGAGATTGGTGCATTTGGAATGTGGGGGTTTACCCTTATGGCATTAAAATCGCCATCTAGTTCAGGAAGAAGAACAAATCATGTATCTTATGGATATACAGGCAAATATAATCATGATGAAACAGATTAATTTTTAAAGCAAAGGGCTTGAGTCTTAGGACTTGGGCTCTTTCTTTTAACTTAGGTGGTGAGTTAATGAGATATCATTTTGATAAGCCAGATATATATTATTCGTTATATGGAAAACGATATATCTGTAATCATCCAGTATATAACGAATGTACATTATATAAAATTGACGATAAAGGGTTAGCAGTTATACAGCAGCGGTATAATCCTGAAACGAAACATACATGGTGGACTGCTATAGACCCTTGGCTTACTGACCCGATATATTTGGATATTGGTTTTAAAGATCTATTTGATGCTCGTGCCGGGAAGTGTACAGATGGATTATATCCAACGATAACTGTAAGACAACTTATGTGGGCGCTTAAAATGAAACCAATTCCAAGAGAGCGTTGGGAAACTTGCTTTGATAAGCGAGATATTTAGTGTTATTAATTGCTATTATATTTATCCTGTGATATATTTATAATAATAGATATGTATTTTAATTTTAAGGAGGATTTATATTATGAAAATCAAAAAGGCACTATCAATGGTAATGTTATCAGCATCATTGTTATCTTTTGTTGGCTGCGGAAATGGACAAGATTCAAATTCTGTAGTACAAAACAACAATAATAGTATGACTGAAAATCAAAATAGTGAAAAAATTCAGCAACTTGAAATAAAGGATTCTGGTTGGACAGTTGTAGACGATGAGTGGTTATATTACTATGTAGATTTATATAACCCAAATGACAATAGTTCTATTGAATATCCATCGTTTAGGATAACAGCTAAGGATGCTAGCGGAGCAATATTAGGAACCGATGATCAAACATGTAGTATTATATATCCTAAACAGGATTTCGTTTATGGAAGTCAGGCATTCAGAGTAGATGGTATTCCAGACACAGTTGAATTTTCAGCATTACCAGTCGAAGCCTATAATGTAAAAAAATCATCTACTGACAAATACAAGCCGTTAGAAGCTGTTAATACAGCAGTTCATTCCGATAAGATTGTTGGTGAAATCAAAAACGATAATAACGAAACATTTGATGATGCTGTAGTTGTCATGTTGTTGAAAGACGGTAGCGGAAATGTGGTTGGAATTGATAATACATATGTTGAAAAAGTTGCGGCAAATTCAACAACACCGTTTGATATAGATATTCCGGAAGATGTTAATTATGCTTCTTTTGAAATATATGTAAATCAGTGGTAATTCTGTCGCATAAAAAACATGCTCCTTAATGAAATACATATAAGGAGGATATTAATATGACTTGGAAGACTATTGAGGCAGCTAGGGAAATTAGACAATGGACAACTCAGATAGTAATACCGACAGTTGCAGTTGGTGTAGCTATTGCAGTTACTCCAGAGTTAAGAGAACCAGTTGTTGATACTTATAGGACAGTAAAAGAAAAAATTAAATCAAAGATATGTAGAAAGTAAAGTAAAGGGCTTGAGTCTTAGGACTTGGGCTCTTTCTTTTTCGTGTAAGAAACATGTTCCTTTATGAGAAAGTGATGAAACATTAAGGAGGAGTTCAAAATGAAAAAAGAACAGAGAACACAGAAGATTGACGAATTCTTGGAGAAATTTGATGAAATGATTAAGGCTGCTAATGCCATCGAAGATTTTAAATTTGAGATCGGTGTTACAATTCATAGTCGTGACAGCATGGTTTCTGATAGAGTACGGACAATTAACGGTATCAATGAAATATTTTCAAAGAATGATATGAAATGGTCATCATCAAATGCTTAAGGTTGAGCCCACAAGGGCTTTTCCTTTTTCGCACGATATACAATCCCTTTAATGACTGAAAGTAATAAGGAGGTTGAAATGATACTATTAATTATTTTGATACTTATCGTTCTTATATTAACTACGGTTGTAGTGCTTAGTGTGAGTGCAATTGGCAGTGCAGCTATACTTATATTTGGGGACGTTATAGTATGTATTGGTTTTTTGGTATGGCTAATCAAAAAACTTGTTACTAAGGATTGACGAAAGAAGGGCTTGAGTCTTATGACTTAGGCTCTTTCTTTTTATCCGCGTAAAAAACACATACATTTATGAGAAAACAATAAATCAATAAGAAGGATTTATATTATGAGTATTATGAAAGAAAGCGTTAAAAGATTATGCAATGAGACAGATGTTCTTACAGAGGTAATTGCAAAGAAATTTGGAAACAAGGACAGTATACAGGAGTTGGATTCTGATACGTTGTTACTTGTTCAGAGTTCTTTACGATTGATAGAGGCATCAAAATCAGTATTAATTAGCGAAGCAATAATGCTTGATAAAATTGATGACAAATTAGATTTGTTGGAGGATATGTTGAGAAACATGAAGACTGAGTCCTAACAAGGGCTCTTTCTTTTTATCCGCGATATTTACAGATTCTTTTATGAGACCATAAAACAATTTATGAAAAGGAGAAAATTATGAAAGTAAAGGAATTTGTAATTATATGGGTTTTAACGATTTTTACATTGATAATTTTATCAGGATTACATTTTAGCATAGTAACTAAAGGGGAAGAAACTAGCGGAGGTTGGTATGATAAATGTGATACTGTTGAATTACATCATTTTAAAATCGAGGTAAACAAATCAGATGAATTTCAAGATATTACTTGTTTTAACAAATTTCATGTATGGTTTGCATGGTAATTGAAGAGGAGTCCTAACAAGGGCTCTTTCTTTTTATCCGCGTAAAAAACAATTTATCTAATGAGAGAATAGGTAGCTCAGGTGGTAGAGCAGCAGATTTATTCTGCGAGCCATGGGTTCGAATCCCATTCTATTCTCTTTTTTATTTTTATAATAAGGAGGATTTATAGCATGAAGTCACATTACCGATGGAAATGCAAAACTGCTACTGTACTAACATTTATTGGCGCGGTTGGTGTAGTAGCAACAGCTGTAACAACAGCTAAACAGACACCTAAAGCTTTAAGATTGCTTAAGGAAGCTGGTGATGAGAAAGGAGAGGAACTTACATTTGCAGAAAAGGCAACAACTATGTTACCTGCATATTTGCCAGCCATAATGACAGGCTCAGCGACTATTTTATGTATATTTGGCGCAAATATATTAAATAAAAGAAGCCAGGCAAGCTTAGTAAGTGCATATGGATTATTAGACCAGAGATTCAAAGATTATCAGAGAAAACTTATTGAATTATACGGACAGGATGCTCATGAAAAGATAATCACTGAACTTGCAGCTGAGAAAGCAGAAAACAGATATATTTCTAGTTCATATCTCGGATGCAAATCTTGTGCATTATATTTAGATGAAAATGTTGGTAAGCCTGTATTATTTTATGAACCGGTATCTGATAGGTATTTTGAAGCTACTGTTGAGCAGGTTATGAACGCTGAATATCATCTTAATAGGAACTTTACTCTGGCTGGTGCGGCTTTGCTTAATGAGTTTTATGATTTTATTGGAATAGAAGAACGACCGGAATTAGAAGAAATGGGATGGGCTCCAACTGATGAAGGTGAATTCTGGATTGAATTTAATCACGTTCCTAAGGACCTCCCAGATGGCAGGAGATGCTACATAATCGACATGCCATTTGAACCAAGAGTTAATTTCGACGATTATTATTGATTGTCGTGTCAAATACTTAGCCTATTATGGAAAGGAGGATTAATCATGAAAGATAAGTTTGATTTTAAAACTCTTATAATACCAGCTGCTATGGGAATTATGACATTTATCACAGCAGTTGTAGACAGTAAGAGAAGCAAGAAAATCGATGAGCTTAGCGAAAAGATTGATAAGCTCGAATCTAAGGACGAGGAGGTTGCCTAACGGCGCCTCTTTTCTTTTTATGTAACACAAAAATATTTGATATCAAAAAGGAGAATTTACTATGAACAACATTATTACAAACCCAACACAGAAAGAATTTAATGAGGCAATGGACATCGTTAAGGATTATTTAAGAATTAATAAAATTCAGTTTATTGCTTTTGATGCCGAGAAGAATGCCATAGTAGCTGCAATTGGATTTGAAGACACTATGAGTAATAAAAAAGAAATATTTGGCGACAGGTATGTCGGCATGTTTGATAAGAAGTTAGAGGAGAAAAAGAATGAGAACTAATTTAGAAAAGATATTCAGACCCATAGCAAAACAGGTGTCAAAATATGGTCCTGAAATTGCTGTGGGTGTAGGTATTGCAGGAATGATTACGACAACTGTTCTTGCTGTCAAAGCAACACCAAAAGCTTTGAAGTTGATAGATGAAGCTAAGAAAGAAAAAGCAGAAGAAGAAGCAGTCGAACTTAAACCTACAGAAATTGTCAAGGTTGCATGGAAACCATATATTCCAGCTATGATTTCAGGAGCATTATCTATTGGTTGCATAGTTGGAGCAAGCACAGTTCATGTAAAGAGAAATGCTGCTCTTGCTACGGCATATCAGTTGGCAGCTAATACACTCAGTGACTATAAAGAGAAAGTGATTGAAACCATCGGTGAAGAAAGAGAGAAAGAGGTTCAGAAGAAAGTAGATGCTAAGAAAGTAGAAAAAATTAGTTCTACTGAGCCATCTTTTGTACGTAAGGGAAAGCCTTTATGTATCGAACCAATATCTGGTCGCCCATTTGAAATGGATTTAGAAGATGTCAAGGCCGCTATAAACAGGCTTAATTACAGACTTACAGGTGGTATGGAAGAGTGCATTTCCTTGTCTGAATGGTATGACGAGATTGGATTAAAGCATACCGATGTATCAGATTACATGGGCTGGAATATTTACAGTGATGGTTTGATAACTGTTACTGAGGTCCCAAGTTCAACAGATGATGGCGAATTATGCTGGGTACTTGAGTATGCGGTATTACCACATTACAAGTATGAAAAAACGCGTTAAAAACAACACCTTTAATGGATAAATACATATCCAATTAATTATATTCTAGGAGGATTTATATTATGTCAAACGAAGAAAAGAAAGTAATTGAAATGGAAGATACACAGGTATCAGAAGAAGCTACTGAAATCACAGCAGTTTCAGAGAGTAAAGGACAGAAAGTACGTAATTTTATTAAGAAAAACGGCAAGAAACTCGGAATTGGAGTTGGTGCAGGTTTAGGAATGATATTATGTTACGCTCTGGGAAAGAAATCTGGACATAGTGATTTGGAAGCTATGAATGATTATGTGGATGGCGATTACACAGTTCTTGATAACGATGACAGCAATGATGAAGCTGTAGAAGAAAATTGAATATTTATTAAACCGAGAGGGAGATGCTCTTAACAGAGTGTCTTCCTTTTTCTTTTGGCTGAAAGGAGATATTAATATGCCAAGATATGTCTATAACGGACCAATTATGTCGTTTAATGTTTGTATTGCTAGTAATTGGAAAGGAGAGACATATGCTCCTTCCGAGGCAAAAGCAAGAAACAATTTAGCTTATCAATTTAAAAAGCAGAATAACAGGATTGCAGGAACAAATATTTCTCTTCCTGGCAAATTGCTAGAAACATATTAAAGGAGACGTTCAATGAGCGAAGTAAAAATGGATATTAAACCAAACTCTCACAGATATAAAGCTGAACAGCAGGCTAAATTATCAGAAGAGAGAAAGGTAAGCAAAGTAACCAGTGGTAGGGTTAGAACTAAGAAGAAATCTGAGATTGCGAAGATGAAAGATTCTATCATATCCCCAGAAGCTAGTGGGATGCAGTCTTATATTTTTGGAAGTGTGCTTATACCAGCTGTAAAGAAATTAATGTCAGATATCGTAAAAGATGGTATTGACATTCTTCTGTATGGTGACACACGGAGATCAAGTAGAGACCGTGACGACAGAGACAGGTATTCTAATGGAGCAACGTATGTATCTTATAGAAGTTATTCTGATAGAGACCGTGACGACAGAGAGCGGAGACGAGAATCAAGATATGCGTATGACTATAAAGAATTAATATTTGATAATCGGTCTGATGCTAAAGAAGTTTTAGACACTCTACTTGATATTCTCGATACCTACGAGTCAGTAAGTGTCGGGGATTTATATGATGCAGTAGGCATGAGTCACAATTACACGGACAACGATTATGGATGGACTAATTTAAGTTCAGCAGAGGTTGTTTGTATCAGAGGCGATTACATGCTCAGATTACCAAAGGCTAAGCCTTTAAGATAGGAGAAATTATGAAGAAATCATTAGGATATTATTTAGGAAATGTTTTTGCAGCTGTTATAGCAATATGTGTAATGGTGCTTATTATGGCTCTTACATATAAGCTGGTTATGTGGATTTTATAGGAGGTTTATGTTATGGCATACGTTAAAGAAAATAATACGAATAGTAGTAATTCAATAAGTAGAGATGAAATCCTAAGCAAGGCTAAGTCAATCATTAATGGTGAGCGACAGGGAACATATGGTGATGCTGAAGATAGTTTTCAGACAATTGCAGATATGTGGAGTGCGTATCTGAACACAGAGATATCATCTGAAGATGTTGCTAATATGATGATTCTTATGAAAGTTGCTAGGAATTCTAGTGGGGTTTACAAGGATGATAATTGGATTGATATTTGCGGTTATGCGGCATTGGGCGGAGAAATTCAGGCAGCTAAAAATGCAATTCGTGTGCAGTTTGAAGAAAATGAAAGAACAACTGCATCTATCATTGATAGTTTGAAAGGAGATAAATAATGTTTAATTTTAATAATGTAGCAAACAAGGCTTCAAGAATGTTGAATAAGGTAGGATTTCAGGTAAAGAAATATAGTCCTGAGATTCTTATATGTGCTGGTGTGATTGGTGTAGGTGCAAGTGGTGTGATGGCTTGCAGAGCAACCACAAAGCTTAGTGATATCATTGATAAGGCTAATGAAGACATCATCAAGACCGATGAGGTTATAGCTAATCCAGATATGTTACCAGAAGGTTCAGAAGAGTATACCGAAGAAGATGCCGCTAAGGATAAAGTGATAATCAGAGCGCATATGGTAATAGATATTGTAAAGCTGTATGCGCCATCAGTTATATTAGGCGGATTGTCGCTCACAGCGATTCTTACATCAAATAATATTCTCAGGAAGAGAAATATTGCACTTGCGGCTGCTTATGCTTCAACTAACAAGACACTTAAGGAATATAGACAGAGAGTTGTTGAGCGTTTTGGAGAAGATGTTGACAAACAGCTTAGATTTAATACAAAGCAGGAAGAAATTGAAGAAACTGTCATAGACGATAAGACTGGCAAAGAGAAGAAAGTTAAGAAGACTATAGAAGTGTTTGACCCTAACACTCTTGGTGATTTTGCAGTTATATTCGATGAGTCTAATGTTAACTGGAGTAAGACACCTGGTGCTAATAAATTATTCCTTATAAAACAACAGAGATACTTGAATGAAAAATTCAAAGCTCAGGGGTATATGTTTGTCAATGAGGTTAATGCCGCACTTGGATTCCCGTTAACAGCTGCTGGACAGATTGCAGGTTGGATTTATGATAAGAATAATCCTATAGGGGACAATTGTATTGACTTTGGATTATACAATTTAGACAACCCTAGAGCCACAGATTTTGTTAATGGATATGAGCGAAGCATCATAATTGATTATAATTGTGACGGAAATATTATGGAATATTTTGGTTCCAGGATTAAATAGCATTGGCTCGGGTAATATATACCGAGATATGTTTGATTACCCTTGGTTATTCGGTTACTAATCGAGCCAAGGGTATTTTTACGAAGGGAGTATTATGCAAATTAAGAACCAACTAGCTGCTATCGGGATGGTGTTTGTAATTGGTGTATCTTCATTAATTCCTATTCATATGAAGAAGCCAGTTACGAACGAAATATTCAAGGCAAGTGTTTCAAGTGAAATCATTGTTCCAATGCAGTATAAAGTCGACAATACTGTTGAGGAAGATTTATATTTTGATGAATTAATTGAAAAAGAAACCGTTGAAATAGCAGAAATAGAAGAGTCTGTGATTGAGCAGACCTTCGTAATGTCAGATGATGAGATTGAATTGTTGACATTGGTCACTATGGCAGAAGCGGAAGGAGAAAGTGAATACGGCCAAAGATTGGTTATTGATACTATTCTAAATCGCATTGACTGCGAGCGTTTTGACAACTCGTTAAGTGAAGTTATATACGCTCCTGGTCAGTTTTCTTCGGTGCATAACGGACGAATAAACAGATGTTACGTTAAGGAAGATATTTACCAGCTAGTGATTGATGAGTTACTCAATCGAACAAATGACGAAGTTTTATACTTCACAGCAGGGCATTACAGCGAATATGGCACGCCTCTGTTTTGTGAAGGAAATCATTATTTTTCAAAATAAGGAGAATTTACTATGAATAAGATTGATGCAATATTTTCATTTATTCTTGGTGCCGCAGCAGGTTCTGTAGTCACCTGGGAAGTTGTAAAGTATAAATTTGATTTGGGTCCATACGAAGATATTATCGAAGAAGGCGGTTCTGAAAACAGTGAACTGACTAGCGTAGAAGGCATCGAAGGTGTAAAAAAAAACGCTAAAAATATAATAAAAACACAGGAGTATGTGGCTTATAACAAGAGCGAAGAAAAGGAGGAAGATGAAAGTATGAATAACACTGGACCATATGTAATCACACCAGATGAATACGATTGCTCTGAATACGAGCCAACAACTCTTAATTATTATGCAGATGGTGTTCTTACAGATATCTACGATAATAAGATTGACGATATTGATGATATGGTTGGTCTTGAATCTTTAGATCATTTCGGCGAGTACGAGGAAGACACTGTATATGTCAGAGATGATAGTAAAAAAGTTGATTATGAAATTCTTCGAAATACAGAAGAATATTATGATTTATATCCAGATGAGAGGAACAATTGATGAATATAGATGAAATAAATGACGAATACTTTGCATGGCTGAGCGATAAGGTTTGCAAAGGTAGATTTTCCAAGGATGTTTCATACTCTGAGTTATTACATGCATTGCATAAAACGGACTTTAGATGGAAGATGCGTAATGATGCTAATCGTGCGTCTGATGGTCTTATGCTTCGTCGTAGATTTGCAACATTCATGGGATTTGAAGAGGATTATTTCTTACCATATATAACAGGACCATGTACTGTATTGGAGATGATGATTGCACTTGCAATCCGATGTGAAGTAAGTATTATGGACAACCCAAAAGTTGGAGATAGAACTGCGCAGTGGTTTTGGGAAATGATAAACAACATGGAACTTGGCGGCATGTATAATAATAACTTTGACAAGCGATATGTAAATGATGTCATTGATAGATTCATTGATAGGGAATACTCACCAAATGGTAAAGGTGGATTGTTTTATATCAGGGATTGTAAATGCGATTTAGCAATGGTTGAGATATGGGACCAGATGTGTTGGTATCTTGACGGTATATCTTAGAAAGGAGGACTTGAAATGTAATGCTTGATTTTTTAAAAATATCTGCTCGTAGCAAAAAGCAGGGCGTTACAGAGATATATCCTCGATTCATTATTAATAACAGAAGCACAGACCTCATGATACGAGGTGGAGATTTTTATGCAGTCTGGATTGAAGAGTCTGGTTTGTGGTCTACAGATGAACAGGATGTAATTCAAATGATAGACCATGAACTGGATAAATTTGCTGATGAGTATAAGCAACATTCAATGGGCGAAAGTGTTTATATTCTTCATATGTGGGACAGCGAAACTGGTGTGGTAGATTCTTGGCATAAATATTGCCAAAAGCAGATGAGAGATAATTTTCATCCATTAGATGAAACACTTATATTTGCAAACACTAAGACAACTAAGAAGGATTACGCAAGTAAGCGATTGGAATATCCTTTGGAAAAAGGCGACACATCAGCATGGGATAAGCTCATTTCAACTTTATATTCTCCAGAAGAAAGACATAAGATTGAATGGGCTATAGGAGCCATAATAACTGGCGACTCTAAATGGATTCAGAAATTTATGGTATTCTATGGCGCTGCTGGAACGGGTAAATCAACAATTCTTAATGTTATACAGGAATTATTTAAAGGATATTATTCGGTCTTTGATGCTAAAGCATTAGGCTCATCTAGCAATGTATTTGCTTTGGAGGCATTCAAGACAAATCCTTTGGTGGCTATCCAACATGATGGTGATTTATCTCATATTGAGGATAACACTAGGTTAAATAGTCTTGTATCTCACGAGCTTATGACTGTAAATGAAAAGTTCAAGTCAACATATTCTAATAGATTTAATGCTTTCTTATTTATGGGTACAAATAAACCTGTAAAGATTACGGATGGCAAATCTGGTCTTATTCGAAGACTTATCGATGTAACTCCATCAGGGAATAAATTGAATAGTAGAGAATATAAACAGGTTGTTAAGCAGGTTGGTTTCGAATTAGGTGCTATAGCTTATCATTGCAAAACCGTTTATGAAGAAGAACCAGATGCTTATGACAGCTATATCCCAATTGATATGATGGGGGCATCAAATGACTTTTATAACTTTGTTATGGATTCATATTTTGTATTTTCTAGGGATGATGAGACAACTTTGAAAGCTTCTTGGGAAATGTACAAGGTATATTGCGATGACGCAAAAGTACCTTACCCGTATTCACAAAGAATATTTAAAGAAGAGTTGAAGAATTATTTCAAGGAATACGAAGAAGAACCAGACAGTAAAGGTCGTATGAAAAATATCTATAGAAAGTTTAAGAAAGAGATATTTGAATCTGAAAAAAAGTCGGAGGGTAAAAATGAGAATGTCAATTCAGAATCATGGCTCATCATTGAAGAATCTACAGGCAACACAACTTTCAGCAAAGAATGCTGTAGGTGTCCAGCTCAATATGCCACAGACAATGAGACTCCAACCATGCCATGGGATAAAGTCACAACAAAACTCAGTGATATTGACGAATCGAGACTTCATTATGTCAAGGTTCCTGAAAATCACATAGTTATTGATTTTGATATCAAGGATGAGAAAGGAGAAAAATCATTTGAAAAGAATTTGGCAGAGGCTAGTAAATGGCCTCCTACATACGCTGAAATCAGTAAAGGAGGCGCTGGGATACATCTTCATTATATTTACACTGGAGATGTTACTAAGCTTAGTCGAATATTTGCAGATGAAATAGAAATTAAGGTATTTACTGGAAAATCTTCATTGCGAAGGAAACTGACTAAATGTAATAACTTACCAATTGCAACTATCAGTTCTGGTTTACCTTTAAAGGAGGAAAAGAAAATGGTAAGTGGAGAGGTGATTAAATCTGAGCGAAGTTTACGAGAATTGATAAAGCGTAACTTACTCAAGGAGATTCATCCAGGCACAAAGCCTAGTATGGATTTCATAGTAAAAATTCTGGATGATGCATATTCTAGCGGACTTAAATATGATGTATCTGATATGAAAAATGCAATAATTGGATTTGCGGCGCAAAGTTCAAATCATTCGGATTATTGCTTAAAACTGGTTGACCAGATTAAATGGAAATCAGAAGATATGGACAGTTCAAATGATGCAGATTCAGATGAACCTATATTTTATGATATTGAAGTATTCCCTAATTTGTTCCTTGTTAATTGGAAAATACAGGGAGAAGGAAGATCAGTTGTACGAATGATTAATCCTAGTCCATCAGATATTGAAGAATTAACCAGATTCAAACTGGTTGGATTCAATTGCAGAAGGTATGACAATCATTTGATATATGCGCGAATGATGGGGTATACAAATGAGCAATTATATGATTTATCGCAGAGAATTATATCTGGTGATAGAAATGCTTTCTTTGGAGCAGCATATAATTTAAGTTATACTGATGTATATGATTTTGCATCATCTGGAAATAAAAAGAGTTTAAAGAAACTTGAAATTGAAATGGGAATACACCATCAGGAATTAGGTTTACCATGGGATAAGCCAGTTCCTAAAGAATTATGGGTGAAGGTCGCTGAGTATTGTGATAATGATGTTATCGCTACTGAGGCGGCCTTTAATTATTTATCGGCAGACTGGACAGCAAGACAGATTCTGGCCGATTTAGCAGATATGACAGTTAATGATACGACAAACACTCTAACAACAAGAATCATATTTGGCAATAATAAAAAACCTCAGAATGAATTTCATTATCGAGATTTATCAAAGCCAGTTCCACCAGAAGATATTGATGAGGAAACTTATCAGTTTCTAGCAAAGTCTTGCCCAAGGATGATGGAAAAAACGCATGGCGACGCTGGAAGCCTTTTACCATTCTTCCCAGGTTATAAGTTTGAAAATGGAAAATCAACTTATAGAGGAGAGGATGTAGGCGAAGGTGGATTTGCTCAGGGAGTTCCCGGAATATATGGTAATGTAGCGTTGTTAGATATTGCCAGTATGCATCCACACAGTGTTATTGCTGAATGTTTATTTGGTGTTAGATATACAAAAGCATTTCAGGATATTGTTGAGGGTCGAGTATCTATCAAACATAAGGCATGGGATGAAGTAAATCACATGCTAGATGGAAAGCTTACACCTTATATTCAAAAGGTTATTGATGGTGAGATGTCTGCTAAACAGTTGGCTAATGCACTTAAGACAGCCATCAACTCGGTTTATGGTCTTACTTCAGCTAACTTTGATAATCCATTCAGAGATATCCGTAATAAGGATAATATTGTTGCTAAGCGAGGAGCTCTGTTCATGATTGACCTTAAGAACGAGGTTCTGAAACGAGGATTCCAAGTTGCGCATATTAAGACGGATTCAATTAAGATTCCAGATGCTACGCCAGAGGTCATTAAGTTTGTTATGGACTTTGGTGAACGATATGGATATACATTCGAGCATGAGGCTACATATGACAGAATGTGTCTTGTTAACGATGCCGTTTATATTGCTAAGTATAAGGACGCAGACGACTGTAAAAAGATGTATGGTTATATCCCGGGTGATAACGAAGAACACAGTAATCAGTGGACTGCTACTGGAACACAGTTTGCAGTTCCATATTTGTTCAAGACATTATTTTCACATGAGAAAATCGAATTTGTAGATATGTGTGAGACATTCTCGGTATCTAAGGGTGACTTATATTTGGATATGAATGAAGGATTGACAGATGTAAGTGGCTTAGAAAAAGAATTGGACAAGCTTGAATCTTCCTATAAGAAGGGGAAGATATCAGATACAACTTTTGAGCCACAGGCCACAGAACTTGTAGAGAAAATAAAAGCTGGTCATGACTTGCATTTTGTTGGTCGAGTTGGACAGTTTACTCCTATAAAAAGAGGGTGCGGCGGCGGAGTATTATATCGTGTTAACGATGGTAAGAATTATGCAGCATCTGGCTCGACAGGTTTTAGATGGCTTGAATCAGAATCGGTGAAAGCGGCTAACATGTATGATGATATTGACCGTTCATTCTATCAGCGATTAATAGATGATGCAGTTGATACAATATCAAAGTATGGAGATTTTGAATGGTTCGTTTCGGACGACCCTTATATTTGTAAAGTGACTCCAGGATTTATGAATATACCAGAAGATGCTGACGAAGACGAAGGGATGCCATTTAATTGATGTTCGTTTGAAAAACATGGCATGTTATGGATAAACATATCAAATCTAAGGAGGATTTATATTATGAACATGTTAACATTGAATAGCAAACAGATTGGAAAAGTTGTATTTAAAGCAACTGTTGGCTACTACATAGGTAAAAACATTGCGTTATTTGCTAACAGTATAATCAATAAGTTAGTAATAGAACCAAGTTTTACTACATTAGCTAATAATGGTAATAAAACAGCTAAGAAGTTCTGTGATTCAGCTAATATTGCTTATAATAAAACAGCAACAGAAAATCCTAATGATATTAAAATGGGATTTCATATGTAATTTAAAAAGGCTCAGTGCAAAATGCATTGGGTCTTTTATTTTTATTAATTATATTTTAAGGAGATTTAGACTATGGAATTAAAGATTTTAAAAAACGGAAACTTACAGATTGACGACGCAAGAATCATATTTAGAAACTTTAGAGGCGAGGCATCTAAGTACAATAATGCCGGAGACAGAAACTTTAGTTTGGTTATACCTGATCAGGAACTTGCAGATATGCTGACCAACGATACAAATTCATACGGAGTAGGTTGGAATATTAAAGTTAAGGATTCACTTGACCCAGAAGATACACCTCGTATGCATATGAAAGTTAAGGTAAAGTTTTCAAGAAAAGGACCTAACATCTATTTGGTTACTGGTGGACACCGTAAGCTTCTTACAGAAGATAATGTTGGATATCTTGATGATATAAATATAGATTCTGTGAGAATGGATATAAGACCATATGATGATATAGTTAATGGTAAGCCGTTCAGAGCTGCATATCTTGCATCCATGGAAGTAACCCAGGATTTAGATAGATTCGCTGCTGAGTATGAAAGAGAAGACGAAGCTGAAGAAGATGAATAATATTTTACAGAGCCTTAGTTTATGCTGAGGCTCTTTTTTAAAGGAGATTTTGAGTATGATTACAAATTATTTTGTAAAAGGTGGAACATGGAATTTATATGTAGATAAGGTCGATTCTTACGCAACTGTAAATGTTGGATTTTCTCATAATGATAATGATGAAGACGAGACACAGTTTGATATTTCTTATCCAAATATCGGTGAGTTAAATACACTGTTTAACAACTTCGTTGCTGAGAATAACTTTGAAAACGTGAAGATATTATATGTGAATGTTATAAAAACAGCACATACAATATATGGATTGGAGGAAGCAGATGAGTAATAAGTTAAAGGTTCAGAGATTAGATGATGGACTGATTGTCGGTTATAGTCGCAAAGACCCGTTTTCACCTCCTGTTATGGTTGTTGGAAGAACAAGGATGAATGATGCGACAGTTATAATAAACGCTTTCGAAGGTAAGGAAGCTGAAGAGTTATATAAGAAGCTGACTACTGTCGAAAAAAAAGATGATGCTAATGGCTAATTCATTTTTAAGAGATTATCAGATGGATGCTGTAAAAAAAATGAGAACTGGATGCATACTTAACGGCGGGACAGGCTCAGGCAAGTCCCGTACCGGTTTATATTACTATTTTAAAGAGCAGGGCGGTTGTCTTGAAAATCAGGAAACAATTTATATGAAAAATCCAAAAGACTTATATATCATAACCACGGCTAATAAGAGAGATTCATTGGAGTGGGAAGGCGAACTTGCCAACTTCTGTATGTCCAGTAATCCAAAGAATAATAAATTATATTCTAATAAAATTGTAGTTGACTCGTGGAATAATATAAAGAAGTATGCTGATACAACAGATGCTTTCTTTATATTTGACGAGGACAAGGTTACTGGTTCTGGAGTATGGGTTAATGCGTTCTTAAAGATATCTAAACATAACGATTGGATTATATTGTCGGCAACTCCAGGAGATACATGGAGCGATTATATTCCAGTATTTATAGCCAATAGGTTCTACAAGAATGTAACGGAGTTTAGAGAGCGGCACATCATATATTCAAGATATACCAAATGGCCTCAAGTTGACAGATACATCGATATGAATAGATTGATTAGGCTAAGAGACAGAATTCTTATAGATATGGATTTCGAGAGAAGTACCGTACCGCACCATCAAGACATTCATGTCTCGTATGATATATCTAAGTATAAAGAGATACTTAAAACAAGATGGGACCCATATAAAAAAGAACCTATTGAGCAAGCGGCGGGGCTTTGCTATGTTCTGAGGCGGCTGGTTAACGAAGACGAATCAAGAGTTGTAGCTCTACTTGAATTACTGGATAAAACTGATAAGGCAATTATATTCTACAATTTTGATTATGAACGGGATATATTACTTCATACTATGGCTGATTTGAATGAAACATTTGATAATTATGACGACATTTATGAGGTTACTGAATGGAGTGGACATGCTCATCAGCCAGTTCCAACTTCAAAGAGATGGATATATTTGGTACAGTATACGGCTGGTTGTGAAGGCTGGAATTGTATTACTACTGACACAATTATATTTTACTCGCAAAATTACAGCTATAAAGTTATGGAACAAGCGTGCGGTCGAATAGACCGAATGAATACACCATTTATTAATCTATATTATTATCATTTGAAAAGCCGAGCTGGTATTGATTTAGCCATAACTAAGGCACTTAATGAAAAGAAAAAATTTAATGAACGGAAGTTTACTAAATGGGATAGGTAGGTGAGATGATATTGATACTATTTGGAATAATTGTGGTCTTGGTGGTTGGAACAGTACTCAATATTATATTTGCAGTTAACGAACCAGACGATGACATTCGCGATGAGAACGACTCCTTTAATGAAAATAAAACAAAGGAGTGATTTATATGTGCGAGTATGAAATTATATTTTGTAAGGCGTTACATGGTAAACTAAGAGAAAAAGTTAGAGGTAAAATTTGGGTTGGAGTTGACGATAATGATCGTTTATTTGTTGATATTACTCAACGAGAGATTAATACACAAGTACGAATTATAGCCAAAAAACCATTCTCAGATTTAATTGTTAACGGATATTCTGTAGAAGACGCATGTAACGATGCTGTAATTCAATACAGACGGATAATATTAAGTCACAGTTTTAAGTAACATATTTAAGAGGTTTAGTTAAAAAAGACTGAACCTCTTATATTTTTTGGAGGTGATTATTGTGGGAACTAGCAGCGGAGAAAATCCGATTCCAAAAGCTGAATCATTGTCTCAATGTAAGAGAAGATGTAAAGCTGTAGCTAGAGATTTAAGATATGGTGATGATGTTTTAGACGCTATTAAACAGGCTAAGAGCAATGGTGAAATTAACAGAATCATGGTTGATGCTCGAAGGAGGCAGGAATGATTAGTAAACAGAATAGAGAAGTTCATTTCGATAAGTATTGCAAACGGTGTAAGTACAAGGAAGTAGACATGGTTGAAGACCCTTGTAATGCTTGTTTAGACGAACCAGTTAGAGAGTATTCACATAAGCCAGTATGCTTTGAAGAAAAGGAATAGTTCGTGTAATTTACAAGCACTATTATGAAAGGAGTGTGATATTTATGAAACAGGGTGTCAAATTAGCGATTGTTGGTATTGCTGGGTATTTCATAGGTTTTTACGAATATAAGTATAAAGTTGTGAAAGCCATAGCGAACGGATATATCGACGGCCAATTAAAAAATAATAACACTGATGAGACTGAGTCCTAACAAGGGCTCTTTCTTTTTACACATTTTTTAAGGAGGATTTACATTATGGGTTCTACAAAATTTGATTTAGGAATTCTTGTACTAGCCGGAGAAGTAACACGCCGGTGTGATAACAAGGATTTTGATAAATTTGTCAACAATTCAGTAAGAAGATATTCTCAGTGCGATTGGGGTGATATTAGCGATAAGCATAAGATATTAAACAATCATGCAATTAAATATAATGACGAGATGGTTTCAGCTATATATAAATATGATGATTCGGCTGCAATTCGGATATGTACGGATAAGGATAAACTTTGTACCGCTGTTATATTTCTCGGCAATTATCTGTCATTGTTTAGGAGGCGCTAATGAATAATACGACAAAAATAAGGATATTAGCGTACGCCTCTGAACCAGATAAAGATACAGATTACAACGGAGATATTGTTGAGTTTGAAGGTAAGAGATATTTTGTAAGTTTAGCAGAGGAACGAGTAGAGTTTCTTGGAATTATAAAGGAGGATTAATATTATGAACTATTTAGATACTGATATGAGCGTAAAGCGGGCAACGCCTAAGTGGTATACTCCGTACATTAAAGGACATCCAATGATTAGACTTGGAGAATTCTGTAGGACGCATGGGATTGATATAGAGAGTGAATATAACACATACCAAGATGTTACCACATTTTATTTTCGCAGATATAGTATGCTTGGTAAAGCTGCGGCTAGTTATCGTATTCCATGCGACAGAATAAATGAATATTACGATACATCGCATATCGAAGACATGATCATTAAACAAATCAGAAATGATTTTGATATTAAGGAGGAATTGCAATATATGGTAACACCAAGAAATAGTGGAAGATATGCAGCAACTATGAACACTCGTTATGGAATATGTAATAATAAACCAGAAATCAAGAATGTTATATTTTCAGGTCCATGCACAATTGTTCTGTGGTCAGATGGAGATAAGACAATCGTCAGATGCGGAGAAGATGACACGTTTGATAAAGAAAAAGGACTTGCTATGGCTATTTCTAAGAAAATGTTAGGAACTAACAGTTCAAAGTCTAGCTATTATGATGTTTTTAAAAAATTTATTCAGGAGGCATAATTATGGAAACTTTTGGAGACACATCAGATATTATAAGCAGTACAGTTGATAAAATGGTAACCACTGTGAATGAGACACAAGATGCATTTATATTTTCAACATTAAGCAGTTATGCTGCCGAACATTATAACATTACAGTTGAAAAAGAAGAATTAGTACGTGCCATTCAGTTAATTCGAATGAGCAGAGAATATGGTCCTAGTATTGGTGAGCGTTGGGCAACTGCCACTCAGAATGCGGCAGAATTAGATCGTGCTTATAAAAAAGGACGTCAAGATGGCATACAGGAAGCTCGTAATCGATTAGAAAATGCTTTTAAGGAGGAAAAGAAATGATTTCAGAGATTAATAATTGTGAGCTTATGGACGTAAAAATCAATAAATCAGATAATAGATATGTTTTGTGTCTTACATATAAATACCATGATGAATATGGTAATACACATGAAAGAGTAATCAATAATGTTCCGTTACCGCTTTATAATTATGTAGATGCTATAACAATTAATGAAACGCGAGCATCTGAGCTGTTTCTTGATTTTTGCATGCACAAGACAATCAATGTAGGATTTGGCGAACAGGATGTAAGACCTGATTTTACGTATATAGACCGTATAGTGGAATATGCAACAAAAGAAATGACAATCGAAGAAATTGAAAATAAACTCGGTCATAAGGTTAAGATTGTTAATAAAAAATAAACATTTTTAAGGGCTTTAGAGAAATCTAAGGCTCTTTTTTATTTAGGAGGATTTACATTATGAGTACTGATATTTCCAGTATGTACACAAAAGATCAAAATAAGAAAGCTGGGCGTCGAGGATATGCATTATGGAAACGCGAGAAGGTAAATATTATATCCCCAGCAGCTTATGGTGATTATATTTTGCAGGATAAAAAGAGAGGTAAAAAGAGATGATAGTGTTGTTAATTGATTTGTATTTAATAATATGTCTTATAGTGTTGATTATTGAATACAAATATTGAGAAGGAGAGGTGAAAAATGATAGTGTTGCTAATTGTTTTGTATTTAATAATAGGTCTTATAGTGTCAATTATTGGCACATATGTTCTTTATAAGAAAGGCAGTCGAACTGATATCGACGACTATTTTACATATGATTTTTCTTTGGCAGCTACCATAATTGTATTACTATTATGGCCTATTGTATTATTTTTGCTATTTTCCATGTATGGTATTAAAAATTTATATATGGCTGCAACGATATTATTAGACAAATTATATGAAAAGAGGTGTAAGAAGAGATGAACACAATAGGATTCATATTTTTTATTGGCTTTACTGTCATGTCTGGTTTTTGCTTTTACATCAATTATTTGTGGAGCAAGAAATTTAATGAGGCAAACGAAAAATGGTTTGAAATATGTCAGAATATAAATAATGAATGGTGTAGAATAAGCCATGATATTAACGATGGGTATCACAATATGTTCTCTGAATTAGAACAAAAACTTAAAGAAGGAGAGTAAAATAATGAGTGATGTTTTGATTATTAAGTGTAGATGCGCAGTCAGACCTGAAAGATTGAGAGAATTGAGAAGAGATGTTCTAGCACAGAAAGAAACTGGTGTAATTGTTTTACCATCATGTGTTGATGCCGTGGTTGTTCCAGATGATATTAAAATTGTTATTGACGACGATGATAAAGAAGAAAGTGAGGAAACACTATGAAATTAATAGATTTTTTATCGATTGCGTATAATGATGTAGCTGTTGAAAATAGCCGTCTTGAGACAGAGCTTTATATTAAATATAGCATTGACCCGGCTAAATATCTTAACGCTGATATTTTAAATAGAGAAATTAAAGCAATTAAAGCTGAAGAACGAGTATTTAGGGTTAGGCTTGAAGATTCGGAGGAAAAGAATAATGGATAAATTATTTTTGGTTCATGGAAATACTTGGTATGAGGGATATGGACATTGTGAGAATCTTTATGGAGTGTTTACAGATAGAAAAATGGCTGAGAAAGTTAGGGCTGAAGTAATAGTGAAACTCTATGAGAAAGAAATGCATAATATAAACACCAATGTTGAGAGTATTTCTGATATTGAAATTGATATTTTGGAAGTCGATGCTAACCAGGTTACTGATATAGAATTAGGAGGATATGTTGAATGATTAGAATCATAAAACACGGAACCATCACAAAACAAAGATGTGATATTTGTGGTTGTCTATTCTCTTACGAGAGAGAAGATGTGATATCGAAAAAAGATGAACATTCGATTCATGGATTTACAGAAGATTATATAGTTTGTCCGCAGTGTAATACAAAAATAAAATTAGGAGGCACTAAGTGATGAGTGAATCAAATTTTGAGAAATGTAATGGCTGCCCATATTATTTTGGGGAGATAGACCAGTGCATGGTCGGAGAGGACGATATTCCTGATAATTTAGAGAAGAAATGTAAGAAGGAGGAGACAAAGAAATGATTAAATTGGAACATACAGTTCTGGCGAGTCCAGAGCAGATGGATTTTATTATTCAGGGGATGAGAAATCCTATGAATTCATGGGAAAAGAGTGATACTTGTGTAAGGGTTTGTAGAACTGGTTTCCATGAAGATAGACCTTGCGATCCGGAATGCTGTAATCCTAATTGTTCAGGTCCTTATATTAATAAAGAAATTGGTCCAAACGATTTAGATCTCATGCAGCGCTTATCCAAGGCCGGTACAGATCATAGAAAGTTTATGAGAATGATTCCGGTGTATGTGAGAATCACTGCGCCGTTGTATTGGTGGAAAGAATTCGATACTTATAAAGTTGGTACTGTTGCGAACTCTTGTAGCACCATGCACAAAATTCAGGAGAAGGAGTTTACGTTGGAGGATTTTTCAACGGAACATTTATATTCTAAAGGGGCGGCAACCAGATATGATGAGGGTAAAACGTTTTATGATGAGTCTTGTGCTGAATTAGGCTTTGATCATATAGGAGCGCTTCTTGGTGTCATAGAGTCACTTAACTGGGCCAGAGAGGATTACTTGCGCCATAAGTTAAAAAGTGACTGGTGGCAGCTTATTCAACTTCTTCCATCGTCTTATAATCAGACTCGTAATGTTATGTTAAACTATGAGGTACTAACAAACATATATAAGTCTCGTAAAGACCATAAGCTGGATGAATGGAGAGAATTCTGTAAGTGGATTGAGACTCTTCCATATTCAGAACTGATTATTGGCGAAACCCAGTTTCCGCTTAGCCCATTGTTAGCCAAAGAAAAAACTGATAATTCCAGAGGTACTGGATTGTGGCAGCCGGGAGATACTGATTAAATAGGAATGATATTTGAGAACTTATCGGCTATTGCGCAATATGATGACGCAAAAGAGCTACTTAATGAGCTAATTGAAGATACTCAGGGCGACATTGAGGCTTAAAATTAAATATTGTTACACGAGAGTCTATGGAAGCATAGGCTCTTTTCTTTTTAGATTGGAGGAATTAATTATGACGCATGATAAATATGACAATGATATTTTAAAGCAGCTTACAAGGATTGCCAACGCTTTAGACAGGATAGCTAAGAGATTACCAGAAGAATGTGATACAGCTGAGTACGCAAAAGAGCATCCGGATTGGGCTGAGAAAATTAAAAAGATGGCTTCTTATGTCTATGGACGTGTAACAAGGTGTAAAGACTGTAAATGCTTCATACCATTGGAAGATATGAAAAAAGACCCAGAATACAAGGATTACCCATTTGATGCAGCAGAAAAAGTACATTCTGATGGTATATGTACAAATACTGACAAATGGGTTTACACAAGTGATTTCTGTAGTGATGCTAGAAACTCGCAGTAAAAACATGTTCCTTAATGAATAAATTATAATCTAAGGAGGATTTATATTATGACATCAGAAGAAAGAATTGACGAACTTGAAAAGAAGGTTCGTATTATGGAAATGGCGAATGATAATCTTAGTAAGCGTTTAGACAACATGTCTGAGCAATTACAGATTGCTAATAATTCGTTAGCTACAATATACGGCATTCTTGAGCTTCAGGATAAAATCAATCGTATTAACATGATGACAAAACATTAATAATTTATTAAAGCAAAGGGCTTGAGTCTTAGGACTTAGGCTCTTTCTTTTTATATTTAGGAGGTAATATTCAATGATGACACAGGAACAGATGGAAGTTGAAATCTTGAAGTTAAAAAAAGAAAATAATGAGATTAAGGAAACTATATCGGAAATGCAGCGGAATATATGAAAGACAGCCAGTTTACTCGATTTGATAGCTAGAATAGTAACTCCAGGAAAGTAGGCAATAATTATGGCAAAAATATTATTAAGTGAGAGTGATATAAAGGCGCTTGAAAATGGAGAAGTTGTAAGTGCAATGGTCTATGGATATTTAATTGGCATTCAGAAAGACACTAGAAAACCAGAGAAGGCTAAAGAAGAGGAGGAGTAACGTTATGGCATATATTATGAATATTAATATACAGGCTGATGAGGACATACAATATATTCTTAGAAATATAAAAAAATCAGATACAGGAGCTTATGTTTTTATGTCTGATAATAGAAAATCACTCATAAATATTTTTTGTGAGATACTACGCAATATTAATGAGACAATATATACAAGCAATAAATCATTGGATTTAATAAAAATAAAAGGGTTCGTATCAGAGGCGTATACAGATATATCGTCAGATTGCAACACCGACAAGTATTCATATGAGTTAAATTATGATGATTTTTCAATAAGTTTTAAATTAACTAGCATAAATGTATTTACTATCTATAGCGATATTATTCAAATTAAGGAGGAATAATGTTATGTCTGATATCAAAAAATGTGATAGATGTGGAAAAACATACGAGTATGATTTTTCTGATAAGCCCACGGATACTGAAACGAGATATCTAACTACCATTACTTTGAATGCAAAAGATTTGTGGAAACGCGAGTATCATAAAACTTATGATTTGTGTGCGGACTGCTGTGCGTCTTTAATGGAATGGTTAAATTTTGATATGGCTGAAGAAAGGAAAGACTAATGATATGTGATTGGAATGAAGTATTTAACCCTACTTCTGAACAGAAAAAATATTATGAAGACGAATATAAAAAACTATTACAAAGTGCATATGACGATCATAAATGTTTTACATGCAGACATTTTATTTCTGATGAACCTGAGCGAGACTTTATTCAACCTTGTCCAACATGTGAGATTACTGGTCATGCTGCTATTACAACTTGTGATAGATATGAAAGCGACGATAAGGAGGAAATACATTGAAAGAGAAGCTTAATTTATATTTTACAGTAAAGGCTTTGAAATATCGTTTTGAGCCTGCTGGGTTTAGATATCGTTTGTACTCTTGGCTTGTCAGAAAGACTGACTAACATACGCGGCATATACTTATTATATTATGAGAAAATAATAAGGAGGATTTATATTATGCTTACATTTATGTTTGATAATATTGAAGAATTAGTTAAATTCAGGGAGGAATGTATTGAAAAATACAATGAGGTTCCTAGAATTTCAGCAGTTTTTCATGGCAATGAACATACATATTTTGCAAGGGTTAATATGTAGTAATTATTAAAAGAAATGTTCTTGGCATTTGCTGAGGCTTTTCTTTTTGCTCTGTCGGATATAGTCGTGTGAGATACATGGTGTGTTATGAATAAATAATAAGGAGGATTTATATTATGCTATATAAAATAAGCGAGTCACAAAAGAAAGAAATTGAGAATCTTGCCAAAAATCATGCTGACTCATTGATAGCGTTTGGAGCTAGCCTTTATAGAGAGGGCTTAATAAAAGGAGCTATTATAGGAGGCGGAAGTGTCATGCTGGGACTTATATCTTCTAAAGTGATCGATATGATTAGACAGCATAAAAATGATTCTACGGAGGAGTCCTAACAAGGGCTCTTTCTTTTTTCGCGTTTAATACATTGTATTTAATGAGACAATATATACTTTTATTATGGAGGTAAAAAAATATGAATAACGAAGAACTTTTGGTAGCAGAGACTAAGGGATTAATTAGAGGTTTAGATGATGCTGTACGACATGTGCTTTGTCAGTTAGCACCTGATAATGTACATGACACAGATTTATTAGAACCAATTAAGAAATACCTTGACGCTATTGAGGTTAAAATGAAAACATCTGATGAATCAAAAAATGAAGATGAATTGTTTTAAGAACAGGGCTCAGGCGTAATGCTTGGGCTCTTTCTTTTTATATTTAGGAGGGTTTATGAATATAGTTAGTGGATATTGGAAGAGTATTGATGGTTCCGTTACGTACGGATATTGTACTTGTGGTAGGGAGGTAAAATCTACCAAAGAGGGAAGAGATGAAAAATGTCCTATGTGTGGAGCAAAAATTGTGTGGGATTTGGGTAATCCTGAGTTATGGATTGGACAGAAAAAGCAATGATTTTATGGGTAACCAATTGGTTACTGGTATGCTTTTTTGAAGAATTTTTATATGATTTTATATTTTTGAAAAATTGCATTTTTGACTGGTGTAACCGTTTGGTTACTCGATGGTATTTATTATGATACAAAAAGGCTAAAAAACGGCTATTTTTGGCCATTTTTGGCTATATTTTGCCCATTTTTGGCTAACATCGCATAATTAATACCAAAGTGTTAACCGACTGGTTACACCCCCTTATTACATAATAAAAAAATTAAATATATTAAAGGACTTTTTGCAGGTGTAACCAATTGGTTAATACCCTTCATTTTTAGCACAAAGAAAGGAGATGGATATGCATAACAACGAATATATAAGCGAAGTCGAGTTTATAGATATCTTTGCAGATAACTTAAGAGATATTATGTACGAAATGGATATAAGCGAAGGAGAGTTAGCAAGAAGGACTGGGTTATCCAAAATGGCAATCAGCAGGTATCTTAATAAAAAAAGAATGCCAACATTAAAAGCACTGGTAAATCTATCATATGTACTCTGTGTACCAATAACTGATTTAATACCAACATATGCAATGATTGATTAGAAGATATAATGGAGGATTTATATTTATGAAAAATAATGTAAGGGTGGAAATAATAGAAACCGGTGAAGTATTTGATTCTATAACAGCATGTGCAAATTATATTGGAGGAAATGCAAGACATGCTAGCATTGTAAGTCGGAATCCGAGAATGACTTGCAAAGGTTATCATATAGTTCGAATAGATGAACCAATTCCTGAAATTGATTTATCGAGAAGTTTTGTCGGACGACCTGGAATTCGTGTAAGGATTGTTGAGACAGGCGATGAATTCGATTCAATCAAAGAGTGCGCAGAATTTATGAATTGTAGTAGCGGAAGAATACATGATGCTCTTACGGGTTACAATAATATTTATACATATAACGGTTATCATTTTACATATGCATAATTTATATTTATGGGCTTTAGTGTGACAAACTAAGGCTCTTATTTTTTGCTTATGGTATTAATTATGCGAGCGTAAAAAACATGCCCTTTTATAGGAGAGATAACTAAAAACGCACTATTTATATTTTTTGGAACGTACTCAGGTGACCTTCGGGCCCTGGGTCTTTTTGTTTTTGTGACTAATTAATTGAGAGGAGAATAGTTATGAAAAAAGAAAGTGAATTCCAGGCAAGTCTTAAGAAAGAATTAAAAAAGATGTTTCCTGGATGTATTGTGACCAAATTGGATGCTGGTTGTATTCAAGGAATACCAGACCTACTTATTCTGTATGGAAAGCATTGGGCTACACTTGAAAATAAGAGGAGTGCTAATGCTAAGAAAAGACCTAATCAGGATTTTTATGTCAATAAAATGAATGATATGTCGTTTTCCAGATTTATATATCCAGAGAATAAGGAGGAAGTATTAAATGAACTTCGTAAAGCATTTGAATCTTGAAGGATTGCATGCGCCGTTTAGTGCAAGTCAATCAGCATGGCTGCGATATTCTGATGATAAAGCAATTGCTGTTTATAGAAAAAAGAAAGCAGCAGAGATGGGAACCAGACTTCATGCATGGGCTAAAGACACAATTGATCTAGGTATTAAGCAGGCAAGGAGTAATAAAACACTATGTGCATATGTCAATGATGCAATTGGTTTTCGGATGAACACTGAAGTAGTTTTATATTATTCAGATTATTTCTTTGGAACAGCAGATGCTATATCTTTTAATAAAAATGTATTGAGAATACATGATTTAAAGACTGGCGATTCAGGACACATGGAACAGCTTATGGTCTATGCTGCGTTGTTCTGTTTGGAATACAGAGTGAAGCCTGGGGATATTAAGATAGAGCTTCGTCTTTATAAAAATGATGAGGTCGAGGTATTTAATCCTACAGCAGAAGACATTTTACCAATCATGGATAAAATTGTTAGTCTTAATAAAATCATGGAAGAAATTGGCGAGGGGGTAATATAACATGAATTCAGTAGCAGAAGAGATTCTTTCCTATATAGGAAGTCAAGCATTCAGTGAAGAAGAATTTCTTGCTCATTACGGAATGCCTCGTCGAAGTGGAAGATATCCATGGGGCTCGGGAGAGGAGCCATTTCAACATAGTGGGGATTTCTTATCAAGAGTTGAAGAGATGAGAAAATCTAAGTTTACTTATATTGATGAAGATGGCATAAAATGGACCGGCGACAATGCAATAGCTAAATCTCTCGGGTACACTTCAAGTGATTTTAGAACTGTATGTGCTATCGCTAATAATGAGCGTAGAGCTGTAAAAGTTGCTGCCGCTAAAGCATTAAAAGAAAAAGGGTTTAATGCAACTGAAATTGGTAGGCAGATGGGAATTAATGAATCGTCTGTTAGGTCTTTACTCGATGAAAAAGCAGAAGAGAGAATGAACCAGGCTAGAGCAACTGCTGATTTTTTAAAGGAACAAGTTGATAAAAAGAAAATGATAGATGTTGGTTCAAAAGCCAACCTTGAATTAAATGTTTCTAAAGAGAAAATGGATCAGGCTCTTTATATGTTGCAGGCAGAAGGTGGTTATGAGATTTGGGGGAATAGATTTCCACAGGCAACAAATAAAGGACAGTTAACAACTCAGAAAGTTCTTTGTGTTCCTGGAACACCACACAGCGCAATATATGATTTTGGTAAGGTTCAGACCATTAGCGATTATATTACCAGGGATGACGGAAAAACATTTGAAAAGAAATTTCATTATCCTGAGAGTTTGAATTCTAAAAGACTTGAAATCTGTTATGCAGAAGATGGTGGTATAAAGAAAGACGGTCTTATCGAACTTAGAAGAAATGTCCCAGACCTCTCATTAGGAGAGTCTCGATATTCTCAGGTTCGTATTATGGTAGATGGTAAAAAATACATAAAAGGAATGGCTGTATATGCTGATGATTTACCGGACGGCATAGATGTTAGATTTAACACTAATAAATCAAACAAGTTATCTAAGCTTGAATGTCTTAAGGATGTTAAGAGCGACCCAGACAATCCTTTTGGAGCCCTCATCAAAGAAGAAGGTGGACAGTATTGGTATACAGATTCAAAGGGTAAAAAGAAACTTGGATTAATTAATAAAACAAGAGAAGAAGGAGAATGGGAAGAATGGAAAGATTCTTTACCATCTCAGTTCTTGTCAAAACAGAATAAGGTATTAGCTGAGAAACAGCTAGGAATTGCCAAGGCCGATAAGCAGTCTGAGTTTGATGACATAATGGCATTGAACAATCCTACTATTAAAAAATATTATCTTGATAAATTTGCATCATCATGCGACTCAGCAGCAGTGCATTTACAGGCAGCTGCGTTGCCAGGTCAGAAGTATCATGTAATATTACCATTAACTACAATGAGTGATAGAGAAGCTTATGCTCCTGATTATGCTGATGGAACTAAACTCGCATTGGTAAGATACCCACATGGTGGAACATTCGAAATACCGATAGTTACTGTTAATAATAGAAATAAAGAAGCTATTAAGATGATTGGTAAGTCTTCAACAGATGCTATAGGTATTAGCGCTAATGTCGCAGGAAGATTATCGGGTGCAGATTTTGATGGTGATACTGTTATGTGTATTCCAACCCATGATAGGGGCGGAAAAGTAAAAATTACATCTACTCCAGAATTAAAAGACTTAGAGGGATTTGACCCTAAGCTTAATTACGGCGGAGAATGTAGAAAAGATAGTGCTGGTAAAGAACATTATTATCGTAATGGTAGAGAGTATCGCCTGATGACAAAGACTGATACTGAGATGGGAAAGATTTCTAATCTTATTACTGATATGACCCTGATAGGTGCGACTGAAGACGAACTTGCAAGAGCAGTAAAGCATTCGATGGTTGTTATTGACGCAGAGAAGCATCATCTGGATTATAAGCAGAGTGAGCTTGATAATAATATTGTTGCACTTAAGAAGAAGTATCAGGGGAAAGCTCAAGGCGGAGCCGCTACAATTATCTCACAATCAAAAGGTGAGTATGATGTAGATAAAAGACAGGGTACTCCTCGTACTAATCTTAAGCGTAACGAGTATAAGAACAATCCAGAAAAAGGAGACATTTGGTATGACCCAAGTCGACCTGAAGGTGCTCTTCTCTACAAGAGAGCTGATGATGCTGATTATCAGATAACCAAGGTTGATAAGAGAACTGGTGAGGTAACCACTATTACTAAAACCCGCCAACAGAAGAGTACTAAGATGGCTGAGACAGATGACGCCAATACACTGGTATCTGCTCATCGCCATCCTATGGAATTAGTGTATGCTGATTATGCTAATGCAATGAAAGATATGGCTAACAAGGCTAGAATTGCTATAGCAGATACAGGTAAGGTTGCATACAGTAGGGAGGCTAAGAGTAAGTATGAGGGGGAGGTAAAATCTCTTTTAGAAAAACTTAATAATGCTGAAAAGAATGCCGTTAGAGAGAGAGCCGCACAGAGAATTGCTAATGCCAACATAAATGAGAAATTAGAAGCTAATCCTGACATGAAAGCTAAAGATAAAAAGAAAGTTTCTCAGCAGGCTTTAAGTAAGGCAAGACTTGAAGTCGGTTCTGTTAAGAGACGAGATAGAAACATAGTAATCACTGATAATGAATGGGAAGCTATTCAGGCAGGTGCTGTGAGTGAAACTATTCTTAAACGAATACTGAATAATTCAGACCCAGATTCGTTGAGAGCAAAGGCAATGCCTAAAGAATCATCAGCATTATCAGATGCTAAGATAGCCAGAATTAAAGCTATGTCTGCTTCATACACAATTGCACAGATAGCTGATAAACTTGGCTATTCAACATCAGCAATTTCTAAAGCTTTGAAAGGAGGAAATTAAGCATGACTAAAACATCTAATGATTGTAGATTGACTACATTTGACAATCCATACAATCCATTTACACAGTTTGCCGAATGGTTGTTGTTTGACAATTCAAAAGATTACTTTACATTAAACAAACTTGCTAGAATTGAACAAGTTGATGAAAGTATGTCTGAGAATGAAATAAACATTGAACATGAAAGAGCAATTGATGAAATTATACAGAACGATTTCCTCAACATCTATAAAAAAGTGTACAGAAATGAAGAAATAAATGAACAGATTGCATGATATATGTATAAAAACATAGAGGGGGGTCTAAAAATTAACACCCCCTCCCATCATCGCGCCGGTCTTTATATTTTCCCCGGAGGGAATTTTCGAAAAAACAAATCCGTTTTTAGACAGCATTTAAACGAACCTATAATATTTAAAGTACTTAGTACAAGACATAAATCGCCTCTCAATTATATTTTTCTGCGCCATAATGTAGATTCTCCTTTCTTTGGGTATTATAGGTTCTTTTAAGTGCTGTCTTATTACTTATAAAGACTACAAAACTAACAGAGAAGTGTAAAGAAGGAGGAGGTAAGGATGCCAAAAGTCAAGAATTCTGATACTCAAAGAAGAATGCGTCCAGCATTGACGCCCGAAGCACGAGAGAATCAGCTTATTTCTTTAGCTGTAGACCTTGCCGAAAAGCAGTTAAGAGAAGGAACAGCCTCATCTCAGGTAATTACACATTATTTGAAGATGGGTTCTCCAAGTGAACGACTCAAAAGGGAACAGATGGAAGAAGAGAACGAATTACTCAAGGCAAAGACCAAAGCTATCAGAGAGTCTGGAGATATGTCTGTAATGTATGAAAAAGCTATAAAGTCAATGCAGTCATATTCTGGAAAGGACGAAGATGAGTAGGATTCTTTCATATTCGGAATTAATTACTATTCCCACTTTTGAGGAGCGATTTGAATATCTAAGTTTGAACGGGCGAGTTGGAGATGCGACATTTGGATTTGATAGGTATCTTAATCAAGCATTTTACAAGTCTAAAGAATGGCAGCGTATACGAGATTTTGTGATAATTCGTGATAATGGTTGTGATTTGGCTTTTTCTGGTAGGGAGATTTATGAGCGAATAATTATTCATCATATTAATCCTTTGACTAAAGAAGATGTAATTCAACATACAAGAAAATTACTGGACCCAGAAAATCTTGTATGTACGATTAAACGGACTCATGATGCGATTCACTATGGAGATAAAAATTTATTGATGAAGAATCCAGTTGAACGAAAAATAAATGACACATGTCCTTGGAGACATTAACGGAGGAGATATGACAGATAGTATATTAAATTCAATCAAAGGATTGCTATATATAGATGAATCTGAAAAAGGATTTGATAGCGACATAATTATGCATATCAATTCTGTATTCATGGTGCTTAATCAGCTTGGCGTCGGTCCAGATGAAGGATTTACAATAAGTGACGATTCAGCAACATGGTCGGATTTTCTTGGCGAAGATAAATCATTAGAAGGTGTAAAGACCTATGTTTATATGAAGGTTAGAATTATTTTTGACCCGCCGACTAGCAGCTCAGTAATGGATTCTATGAAGCGGTCAATTGATGAATTTGAATGGCGATTAAACGTTGCTGTATCAAATAAAAAGTAGGGGTAATTATGGAACAGAATGAATTATACCATCATGGTGTGCTTGGTATGAAATGGGGTAGACGAAAAGCAACTAACACCACTGCTGGTGATAAGCACATACATAAGATGGAACGATATAGGGATAAGTTGGTGAAGAAGAAATTAAATTTATCTGAAAACGGTTTAATTCATATGTTGTTCTTTACGAAACTGATGGTAGTGTCAGTTTAGTTAATCCTAGTACTTATAAGAGCAAAAGAAGCTAACAATAAAAAGTAGGAGGCTCAAAATGGAAAACGAATTATACCATCATGGTGTCCTAGGTCAGAAATGGGGCGTAAGAAGATACCAGAATAAAGATGGAAGTCTCACTATGGCTGGAAAGAAGCGTGCGTTGCGAATCCAGAACGACTATACAGAACTTACTAATAATAAGAAGTATAGAGACCGTAATGGTAATATGACATATGCTGGTCGTAAAAAGGCTCTTGCTTTACAGAATGAATATACAAATGTTACTGGTAAAAAACACCTTATAGCATTCAATAATAAGACTGGCGCAAACAAGCAGCCTCATCAGAAGAGTATTAGTGAGATGAGTAATCAGGAATTACAGGCAAAGGTTGATAGACTTCGATTAGAGAAGCAATTAAAAGACCTTACGCCAGAGTATAAAACAGCTGGTCAGAAATTTGTCGGCTTTGTCAAGGACACATCAATGTCCATAATTAAGGATAAGGGAACTAGAATACTTGGTGATTATGTCGATAAGCAGGTTCGAGATGCTATAGGACTTAATAAGAAAGACCCATTAACCAAGTCTCAGAAACTTGCTCAGGATGCCAAAGATGCGGCAAACAAGAAAGTAATTGCTCAGGTTGAAGATTACTTTAAAGAGCGAGATAAAGGCAAGAATACAGCAACTGAGACTAAGAAAGATTCTGGATATACTATGACAGAAGCTAAGAAGAAAGAACATGATGCATTATTTGGTAATCATGAAACAAAAACTGAATCAGATGCTGAAAAGCGCAAAAGAGAACATGACCGATTGTTCTCAGGAAGGTATTAATTAAGGAGAATATATGGCGTTATCGAATACAGCCACACCGATTTATTATGGCAGGTTTCGAGATGCCGTAATTAGAGGCGAAATACCAGTATGCGAGGAAATTTCTATGGAGATGAATCGTATAGATGCTCTTATAGCAAATCCTGGTGTATGGTATGACAATAAAGCGGTAAATGGCTTTATAAAATATTGTGAGAGTGAACTTACATTAACTAATGGCGATGATTTGTTTCTTCTCGATTCATTTAAGCTGTGGGCTGAGGAAATTTTTGGTTGGTATTATTATATAGAACGAAGTATTTATGTACCAGACAAAGATAATCATGGTGGACATTACGAGAAGAAAATCATAAGAAAAAGGCTCATAAATAAGCAGTATTTAATTGTTGCCAGAGGCGCAGCTAAATCAATGTATGCATCATGCATACAAAATTATTTCTTGAATGTAGATACGTCCACATCTCATCAGATAACAACAGCCCCAACAATGGCTCAGGCAGAAGAGGTTATGTCGCCTTTTAGAACAGCTATAACAAGAGCCAGAGGTCCATTATATCAATTTTTAACAGAAGGCTCATTGCAGAATACGACAGGCTCAAAGGCTAATCGTGTTAAGTTGGCAAGCACCAAGAAAGGAATACAGAATTTCCTCACAGGCTCATTGCTAGAAGTAAGACCTATGTCAATAGATAAATTGCAGGGATTACGAGTTAAAGTAGCTACCGTCGATGAATGGCTTTCTGGTGATGTTAGAGAAGATGTTGTCGAGACACTTGAACAGGGTGCTGCTAAGGAACAAGGTGGAGGACAGAATGATGATTATCTTATAGTCGCCATTAGTTCTGAAGGTACTGTTCGTAATGGGTCTGGTGACACAATCAAAATGGAGTTAATGAAAATCCTTAAGGGTGAACACAATGCTCCGCATACATCTATTTTCTGGTATAAGCTTGACAGTATTGATGAGGTTGGAGACCCATCTAAGTGGCTTAAAGCTAATCCAAATCTGGATAAGACTGTTACATATGAGACATATCAAGAAGCAGTTGAAACAGCAGAGAAAAACCCAGCTAAGAGAAACGATATACTGGCAAAGCGATTTGGACTTCCGATGGAGGGTTATACATATTATTTTACATATGAAGAAACTCTTCCACATAGAAAGAAAGAGTTTTGGCAGATGCCTTGTGCGTTGGGAGCAGACCTTTCTCAAGGCGACGATTTCTGTGCTTTTACATTTCTATTTCCTCTATCCAGCGGCTCGTTTGGAGTTAAAACCCGTAATTATATAACTGAATTAACGTTGAAGAAACTACCTTTGGCTCTTAGGAATAAATATGAAGAGTTTATTAACGAAGGTAGTTTAATTGTTATGCCTGGAAATATCTTGGATATGATGCAGGTTTATGATGATTTGGATGAATTCATAATTCGAACCGATTACGACGTAAGATGCTTCGGTTATGACCCATATAACGCTAAAGAGTTTGTAGAACGTTGGGAACGAGAGAATGGGGGATATGGCATAGAAAAAGTTATACAGGGAGCTAAGACCGAATCTGTACCATTAGGCGAATTAAAGAAATTAGCTGAGGAAAGAATGCTGTTGTTCGATGAGGGGTTGATGACATTTACTATGGGAAATTGCATCACAATCGAAGACACAAATGGTAATCGTAAATTATATAAAAACAGATATGATGCCAAGATTGATGCTGTGGCTGCTATGATGGATGCATTTGTAGCATATAAGCACAATCGTGAGGCTTTTGAGTAGGAGGAAATATGGAACAGAATGAATTAATGCATGGTGGTCATAAGTACATAAAGAAAGTATGGCGTAACGGCAGATGGAGATATTTCTATACAGCAACAGGCGGTTTTAAGAATTCGTCAGCGAATCAGAATTACACAACGGTCGGTGACAATAAGTCTGGTAGATATGTAACTGGTGTTGCTGGAAAGAGTAAGTCTCTTGGTAACTATGTAGGTATTAATTCTGGAGGTAAGAAATCCGGAAGTAATGATTATAAGTCAATTAACAAAAAGGTTGGTGGAGTTACTGTTTCTGGCGAATATAGCAAGAAAGATAAATATCTTGATGTTAGTGTCGGAGTAAAGACTCCAAAAGCTAGTAAAGCAGCCGCAAAAGGAAAAGCGTTCTTAAAGAAGCTTTTTGGATAGGAGAATTTTAAAAGATGGAAATGTCTATTACGGATAGAATGAAGCATGCGTTTAATGCTTTTATGAATCGAGACCCTACAGCTTATTATAATAGGAATCTTGGTTCTAGTTATTCCATACGACCCGACCGGCCAAGATTGAGTCGAGGGAATGAACGTTCAATTATTACTGCAATATTCAACAGGATAGCAATGGATGTAGCAGCAATAGACATAATGCACTGTAAATTAGATGAGAACAATCGATTTGTAGAAAAAATTGATTCTGGACTTAATAATTGTTTGAATCTCGAAGCCAATATTGACCAGAGTGGAAGAGCATTTATACAGGATGCAGTTATGTCGATGTTAGATGAGGGCGTTGTTGCTTTAGTTCCTGTTGATACAGACAGGAATCCAGCAATCACCGATTCATATGACATATTAACCATGAGAACCGGAAAGATTCTCGAATGGTATCCAGCACATGTCAAAGTAAGGCTTTACAATGACCGTACTGGAGAGAAAGAAGACCTTATGCTGGCTAAGCGAGACGTGGCAATTATTGAGAATCCATTATTTGCCATAGTTAACGAACCTAACTCAACCATGCAGCGACTTATGAGAAAACTGAGTTTACTAGATGTGACAGATGAACAAACGGCATCTGGAAAGTTGGATTTGATTATTCAGTTGCCGTATGTAGTCAAGTCAGAGGCTAGGCGCGAACAGGCTAATCAGCGTCGAAAAGATATAGAGCAACAGTTAGCAGAAGGTAAATATGGAATTGCATATACAGATGGCACTGAGAAAATTACTCAGCTTAATCGTTCTGTAGAAAACAATCTCATGAAACAAGTCGAATACCTGACTAATATGGTATACAGTCAGATAGGCATTACTCAGTCAGTTTTAGATGGAACTGCTGATGAAAAAACAATGCTTAACTACAACAACCGGACAATTGAACCAATTGTATCGGCTATCGTCGATGAGCTGAAACGTAAATTCCTTACCAAAACAGCTCGTACTCAGCTGCAATCAGTATCGTTCTTTAGAGACCCATTCAAATTGGTTCCTGTAAACGATATTGCTGAAATCGCAGATAAATTCACCAGAAACGAAATCATGACCTCAAACGAAATAAGACAGATTGTCGGAATGAAGCCTTCAGATGACCCTAAGGCAGACCAGCTTGTTAATAGTAATATTAGTCAGGCTAAAGAGGATAACGTTCCTAGTGAGGGATATGAACAATATGGAGAAGGAGGAGAAAATCAAAATGAGTAAGTACGATTTTAGTGGCTATGCTACTAGAAACGATTTGCTCTGTCAGGATGGTCGAACGATACGACAGAATGCATTCATCGATAACGATGGTTGTGAAGTTCCGCTTGTGTGGAATCATGAACACAACGACCCTAATGCTGTATTAGGACATGCAGTGTTAGAAAATCGTAAAGATGGTGTTTATGCATATGGTATGTTCAATGATACTGAACAGGGTCAGATGGCGAAGAAACTGGTTCAGAAAGGCGATGTTAAATCATTGTCGATATGGGCAAATCAGTTAAAGCAGATAGGTAATGATGTAATCCACGGAAACATCAGGGAACTCAGTCTTGTATTGGCTGGAGCGAACCCAGGTGCGTACGTGGATTTTGTTATGGCTCACAGTATTGAAGAAGAGGATACATTATACGCTTCGTATGATGAGAATATCATGCTTTATCACTCGGCTGACGAGTCAGAGAAAAAGGAGGACAAGCAGGAAATGGCTGACAACGCAAAGTCACAGGAAAACAACAGCGATGATAAGACTGTTGAAGACGTAATCAACACAATGAATGAAGAACAGAAGAATGTTCTTTATACACTTATTGGAATGGCTCGAGAAGATGGAGCCGGTAAAGAAGATGATGAAGAAGATGAAGAAGGAGGAAATGGAAACATGAAACATAATGTTTTCGACAATGAAGGTGATACAAGACAGTCTAATGTTCTTAGTCACTCAGATGAGCAGCAGATTATTTCACTTGCTAAGCAGACAGGTGTTGGAAGTCTTAAGGCTGCTATGGAAATCTTTGCAGAAGAGAGCGGTACATTAGCTCATGGTGTGTTTGGAGATGAAACCGAGAAGTTATTCCCAGAATATGAGCTTCTTAAGAAGGGTGAGCCAGAAACACTCGAGAGAGACCAGAGCTGGATTGGACATGTAATTTCTGGTATTCATAAGAGTCCGATTAGTAGAATCAGAACAAGACAGGCTGATGCTCGTATCGCTGAACTTAGAGCAAAGGGATATCAGAAGAAGGGTTCTTATAAGCAGGAAATGGCTGACATCAAGCTTATTGGAAGAACAACTGATCCACAGACAATATTCATCAAAGCAGATATGCACAGAGATGATATTACTGATATCACAGATTTTGATGTTGTAGGATATCAGTGGAGACTCATGAGACATATTCTGGACGAGGAACTTGCTCTTGCTGCTTTAATCGGCGATGGTAGAGATGAAGCCGACCCAGATAAGATTCATGAAGAGCATGTTCGTTCTATTTGGAATGATGATGACCTTTATTGTATCCATCAGTCAATTGACTATGCAGAAATGAAAACAAAGCTCAACGGTACTAATACTGGAGCTAACTTCGGAGAAGAATACATTAAGGCTGAAGCAACAATTGCAGCAGCACTCTATGCAAGAGAAAAGTATAAGGGTTCAGGCAGCCTTGATTACTACTGCACACCACATGCACTTAATGTTATGTTACTCGCTAGAGATCTTAACGGCAGAAGAATCTACTCTTCAAAGGCTGACCTTGCAGCAGCACTTAATGTAGAGAATATCTACACTGTAGAGCAGTTTGAGGGAAAGACAAGAGAGGTAACTTCAGGCGGAACTAAGAAGCTTGTAGGTCTCTTTGTTAATCTTGGAGATTATCAGTTCGGCTCTACAAAGGGTGGAGAAATCACAAAGTTTGATGACTTTGATATGGATTTCAATAGATACAAGTATATGCTTGAAACAAGACTTTCAGGTTCGCTCACAAAGCTGTATTCAGCTATTGCGCTTGAAGAAGATGCCTAATAAGTCTAAAAAAGTAAAGAAGTAGGAGGAAGAATGATGGATAGAGTATTTCACCATGATGACAGCATGTATGTTGCTGTAAATAAGGTCTATACAAAGGCTGACGGGGTTGCATATTCAGATACAGAGTGCAAGACATCGATTGATGCTGAAACTCTTGAAAAGCTGTTCTTAGAAGGAATGGTTGTAGTAGTTGATGGCGCTTCTTATAAGCCAATCAGCTGCAAAGTTGCGTCAAAGGTAGCAACGGTTACATATGTAACAGCTGACAGTTCTGCGGCCACAACAGCTAAGCTCGCAACAGTTAAGTCTAAGTAGTCGGAGGATAAAAGATGGGTAAATGGACTGGAAAGGTTGGATTTGCAGTTAACGGTGAAATTGAGCCTGGTTTATGGGTAGATGAGGTAGTTGAGAAAGCGTATAAAGGCGAAATGCTTAGTGACAGATGGAGACGACAGAGTTCCAGTGGAGTTAACGACAATATCAACTTATCAAATTCTATAAGCATAATTGCAAACCCATATGCTTTCGAGCATTGCTCATCGATTGTTTACGTTGAAATCAAGGGGGAGAAATGGAAAGTGACTGATGTAGATGCTTCCACTCCTCCTCGATTAATACTGACCGTAGGGGGTGTATACAATGGCGAGCAGGCTTGAATTGCAGAAAAAACTTGAAGAGTTATTGGAAACTAGGCATGTGTATTATCAATCCCCTGCCTCGGTCAAAATGGAGTATCCAGCTATAGTGTATTCACAGAACAGCAGAGATATAAGAAAAGCGGATAACTCTTCATATACAACAAACACAAGATATACAGTCACGGTAATTGATAAGCGACCGGATAATTCGGTAATCGAGAAGTTGTTGGAATTACAGTATTGCTCATACGACAGGCAGTACATAGCTGACAACCTTTACCATGATGTATTAACACTATATTTTTAATGGAGGAACATAAATGGCTAAGTTAAAATGGGACGTTTCTGGGGAACGTTTATATGAGACAGGTATTAGCAATGGTGTATTATACGTTCAGGACGAGAACGGAAAGTACCCTAAGGGTGTTGCTTGGAACGGTTTAACAGCAGTTACAGAGAGTCCATCTGGAGCTGAAACAACAGCGTTATATGCTGACAACATCAAGTATATTAATCTCTTATCAACAGAGGAATTTGGTGCAACAATCGAAGCTTATCAGTCTCCAGCTGAGTTTGATGAGTGTGATGGTACAAAGTCAGTAGTAGAAGGTGTGTCATTCGGACAGCAGGATAGAAAGCAGTTTGGTTTGGCATACAAGACAATTCTTGGTAACGATATTGATAAGAATAATCATGGATATAAGTTACATCTTGTATACGGAGCATTAGCTGCACCATCAGAGAAAGCTTACAACACAGTTAATGATAGCCCAGAGGCTATTACATTATCATGGGAGATTTCAACAACTCCTGTTGAGGTTGAAGGTTTTAAGCCGACAGCAACAGTTACTATTGACAGTACAAAGGTAGATGCTAAGAAGCTTAAGAAGCTTGAAGATATTCTCTTCGGCTCAGAGTCTGGAGATGGTCCAAGACTTCCGCTTCCTGATGAAATAGTAACTCTCATGAAAGCAGTAGAATAATAAGAATATTATGATCATTTTTGACTCCGCTTGAAATATAGCGGGGTCTTTTTATTTAGGAAGGAGAATTTACGATATGTTAAAGATTACAAAAACATATGATGATTGGAATGATACAGAAAGAACCGAGGACTTTTATTTTAATCTTACTGAGGCTGAGATTACAGAGCTTCAGATTGGTACAGTTGGAGGATTCGCAGAAACTATTGAGAAGATAGTTAATGCAAAGGACCAGTCTGAACTTATTAAGATTTTCAAGGAACTTGTTCTTATGGCATATGGTAAGAAATCAGCAGATGGTAAGAGATTCATGAAAGATGACGATACTAAGAAGGAATTTGTGGAGAATCCAGCTTATTCTATTATCTTCATGGAACTTGTATCAGATGCAGAAAAGGCTGCCGAATTTATCAATGGCATTATGCCAAAGAGTATTGATAAAGCCGAACTCCAGAAGAAAACTGATGAGTTAATGGCTAAGTATAACTAAGAAAAATCAGGGAGGTAAGAGGTATGCTTCAGATAGTTGTTCCACCACCTTTATTAGAAGAATGGGATGAGTTAAGGGAAGAATTTGTATATCACGAATCTGGTAAGCCGTATGTGCTACAACTTGAGCATTCTCTTATCTCACTTTCAAAATGGGAAGAAAGACATTGTAAGCCGTTCATATCATCAGAGAAAAATGAAGAAGAGAACCTGGATTATATAAAATGTATGACACTTACTCCGCATGTTCCTGATGAAATATATGACCGCTTAACAAAAGAAAATATAAAAGAAATATTAGACTACATTGAAGCTCCGATGACTGCCACTACTTTTTCAGATAGAGGGTCTAAAACCCCTAGCCGAGAGAAAGTGACTGCGGAGCTTATTTATTATTGGATGATTAAATGTCAGATACCTATTGAGTTTCAGAAATGGCATCTCAATAAGTTAATAACATTAATACGGGTTTGTGAAGTAAAAGATTCACCACCTAAGAAGCATAGTCAACGAGAATTACTTAATCATCATGCTGCTGTAAATGCGGCAAGACGAAAAGCACACACGAAAGGGTGATTATTATGGAAATTTATGGAATTGACGTATCCCATTATCAGGGAAATATTGATTGGGAAACTGTAGCCAAGACAGGAATTGATTTTGCATTTATTAAAGCTGGGGGTTCAGAAGATGGACTCTATACGGAATCAATGTTTGAAAAGAATTACGCTGGAGCTAAGGCTGCCGGATTAAATGTAGGAGCCTATTATTTCCCAGGTTCTAAGTTTACGTCAGAAGAAGCTGGCGTTGCTGACGCGGAAAGATTCTTGAAAATTATCGAGGGTAAGACATTTGAAATGCCTGTCGCTCTTGATTTGGAAGGTACCAAACCAGAAGATAAAGACGGAGCTACCATAGCTACTATAGCATTTTGTAAGGTTATGGAAGCTGCCGGATATTACGTAATGATTTATGGCGGCGACATATTCAGCTTCAAAGACCGTTTAAATCTTGATGAATTAGACGAGTTCGATAAGTGGGTTGCCAGATATGGGTCAGAACCACAGTATGTGAAAGAATATGGAATTTGGCAGTATTCGTCAACTGATTATGTTGATGGTATTACAGAAAATACAGTTGATAAGGATGTAGCATATAAAAACTATCCAGAGATTATCAAGAATGCAGGACTTAATGGTTTTTCATCAGAAGCTGTAGATGAACCAGAAGATGCGACTGATGTAATTGAACCAGATGTTACACCAGCAGATACTAAAACATATCTTGTTATGGTTGGTGATACATTATCTGGAATTGCTGCAAGATTCGGTACAACTGTAGATAGTTTGGTTGCACTTAACAATATAGAAAATCCAGATTTAATTTATCCTGGACAGGAACTTACTATCGTGTCCGATTCATCATCGGGTGACGAAAACAACGAGATCGTATATCAGGTTAGACCTGGTGACACATTATCTGAAATTGCAGCAAGATACAATACAACAGTTGGTAGATTAGCAGAGGTTAACGGTATCGATAACCCAGATTTAATTTACCCTAATACTATATTAACAATTAAATAATAAAGGTATAACTATGATTAGCTTCAGACAAAAGGGCGACTTTTCGAAGTTAAATAAATACTTTGAAAGAGTCAGAGAGGCTGCTCGAATCGGCGTATTAGACAGGTATGGTCGAGAGGGAGTGGCAGCCCTTGCGTCTGCTACACCTGTAGACACAGGAGTAACCGCCAATTCGTGGTATTACGAGATAAAACGTCAAAATGGAAGTGTTTCAATCGAGTTCAAAAATTCGAATGTAAACGAAGGCGTTCCTATAGCAATAATTTTGCAATATGGACATGCTACCGGAAACGGAGGCTGGGTTCAGGGTCGAGATTATATCAATCCTGCTATCCAGCCTATTTTTGACAAAATCGCAGATAGCGCTTGGAGGGAGGTTACTAGAGCATGAGTAGTAAAGAAGTTGACGAGCGTGTCGTCGAAATGCGATTTGACAATGCCCAGTTTGAGAAAAATGTTCAGACGAGTATGTCAACATTGGATAAGTTGAAAGCCAAACTTAATTTCAGTGGCATGTCAAAAGGACTTGAAGATGTTGGAGCAGCTACTAAGAAACTCGAATTCTCAGGTGTTGCTTCAGGTATAGAAACTATTCAGGCTAAGTTTTCAGCGTTAGAAGTAATAGGTGTTACTGCATTAGCTAATATAACTAATTCAGTGGTTAATGCTGGAAAGAGAATTGCCTCAGCGATAACGATTGACCCAGTACGAGATGGTTTCAATGAATACGAAACTCAGATGAATGCTGTACAGACCATTCTGGCAAATACTCAGAAAGAGGGAACTAATGTAAAACAGGTTAATGCAGCGCTTGACCAGTTAAACACTTATGCTGATAAGACCATATACAATTTTACGGAGATGACCCGCAATATTGGTACTTTCACAGCAGCAGGTGTTAAGTTGGATACTTCTGTGTCGGCTATTCAGGGTATAGCTAATCTGGCTGCTGTATCAGGTTCAACGTCGCAACAAGCATCTACTGCTATGTATCAGCTTTCACAGGCTTTGGCAGCTGGTACTGTTAAACTTATGGACTGGAATTCAGTTGTTAATGCTGGTATGGGTGGTCAGGTATTTCAGGATGCATTAATAAGAACTTCAGAAAAACTGGGAACCGGTGCACAAGCATATATAGATGCTGCTGGTTCATTTAGAGAATCACTGTCAAAAGGTTGGTTGACAACTGACGTTTTAACCGAAACTTTGGATATGTTCTCTACAGCCGCTGATAATGAAGAAGAATATGCAGCTGCTATTCAGAAGTTTGTTGATGAGGGATATTCCGAAGAACAGGCTGTAGATATGGCCAATATGGCTAAAACTGCTGGCGAAGCAGCAACGAAGGTTAAGACATTCACCCAGCTTATAGACACCCTCAAAGAGGCACTTGGTTCCGGATGGACAACGACATGGCGATTAATAATTGGCGACTTCGAAGAGGCTAAGGAACTTTGGACAAAAGTTTCGGATGTTCTTAGTAAGTTAATTAACAACGCCTCAGAGGCAAGAAATAAATTAGTAGAAGGAGTTATGTCTTTTAATCCTTTCACTAATTTGCTTAATAAATTAGAGGACTCAAATCTTCTGAAAGCCGCTGATAAGATAGATAATTTAGCACACAGTCTTGAATATTATCAGGAAGTAGTAACTGATGTATGGCGAGGCGATTATAAGAATTCTGATACAGGGCGATATGAATTGCTTGACGAGGCTGGATACACTCATCAGGTTGTACAGGATTTGGTAAACAAAGGATATCTATATGAACTTACAGTAGAAGATGTACAGGAAGCAGAAGCCAAGTTTGCTGATTCTATAGGCGAGTCGACTGAACAGATTCAAAATGAAACTAAACAGCTGGCAAAGCTTTCAGACGAACAGTTGAAAGAAGTTGGTTTGACTGATGATGAAATTTCTATGTATAGAGATTTAGAAAAACAGTCTGAGAAAACTGGCAAATCTATAGAAGAACTCATTAATGACATGAGTGCAAAGGATGGTAGAACTTTATTATGGGATGGACTTGGTAATATTGGAGAAACTCTCATAACTACATTTACGGCTATAAAGAATGCGTTTTCTGAGATATTTCCAGCACCATCCGTTGCTAAGATTTATGGCGTTATTGATGGATTTAATTCTCTTACTGAAAAGATGAAAGAATTCAGTAGCAGTCATGCGTATGATGTAGAGCAGACTTTCAAAGGATTATTTGCAGTAATTGATATTGTGCGAATGGTTTTAAGTTCTGGTCTTACAGTTGCATTTAAAGCATTGAAAGGAATCCTTAGTGCATTTGATATAGACATCATTGAATTTACAGGTTATATAGGTGAAGCGCTTGTTAATCTTCGTAATTGGTTGAAAAATAATGATTACATCGAGAAATCTTTCAAGAAAGTAGGAGAAGGATTAAAAGTTGTAATCGACGGAATAAAGAAACTTTTAGATTATCTTGGCGAGTCACCTAAGATTCAGAAGTTTATAGATACAATTAAGAATATAGACCTTTCAGAAGCTGGCGAATTTATTATAGCCGGATTAAAGAAAGGTTTGTCTATAGGTTTATCTATTATCCCAGATACAATGAAAGAGATAGCCGATAAATTGTTATCTAAATTCAGAGAAGTTCTTGGTATTCATTCACCTTCAAAAGAAACTGAAGCTGATGGTGAATATTTGGTAGAGGGTCTGATCAATGGTATCAAAAACTCATCATCAAAAGTTTGGGATACAATAAAAGATTTTGGTTCAGATATATTGGAGAAATTCAAAGAATTAAAACTTGGCGATGGAATTAGTAAGATTGTTTCTGCTGGTGCTGGCGTTGGTATGCTGGTAATTGCTAAGAAATTATCTGAAGCCGCCGACAGACTTACATCACCTTTAGCTGTAATGGAGTCAATTTCTGATGCAATAGAGGGTGTTGGCAAGGCTATGAAGAAAAATCTTAAAGCCTCTGCGTTGGAAAAGAAAACAAAAGCAATACAGAATGTTGCGCTGGCAGCATTAATGTTAGCTGGAGCGGTGTTTATCTTTTCTAAAGTAGATCCAGATAGATTGTGGCAATCTGTAGGAGCAATTAGTGTTTTAACAATAGCACTTGCTGCAATAGCTACAGTCATGGATAGGTTTTCAAAATCTGCTGTTGAATTTGACGGTGAAAGCAAGAGCTTCAAACTTGACGGATTAAAGACAACCTTACTCAATCTTAGCATTGCTTTATTGCTAATGGCAGCTACCGTAAAAATCCTTGGTGATATGGATACCGATAAATATGTTCAAGGTATGTGTGGGATAACAGCTCTTGTCGGTGAAATGATTCTTGTGATGGTTGCTATGGGAACGGTTGTAAAAGCTGACCAAGGCAATGCATTAAAACAAGCTAACAAAATATTTAAGCAGATGGCAATTACAATGTTGTTAATGGTTGCTTCCGTGTCAATATTAGGTTCCATGAACACCGATAAATATTTTCAAGGTATGTGTGGAATAGTTGCTATAGCTGGAATTTACACGCTTTTAATAGTTGCACTTATGAAAGTGACAAAAATAGGCAAAAAACAGCAGATTGCTAAACTAAGCGGATTACTGATAGCAATATCAGCAGCAATGCTATTAATGTGCGTGGTTGCTAAGATTGTCGGAAACATGACAATTAACGAAATTGTTGGCGGTGTTGCAATGATGGCAGTATTCATAATATTTATAAATTACCTAGTTAAAGCCACACTCATATGCAAAGAACAGCAGATTGCTAAACTAAGCGGAATACTGATAGCAATATCATTATGCATGGCAATAATGGCTGGTGTTTGTCTGGTTCTTGGATTACTAAGACCTGAAAAACTTGCACAGGGTGTAGCTGCAATTGTGGTATTTGGCGTTGTTATTGGCGCTTTAATAAAAGTTGTAGCAAGTGCAAAGAAAATAGACAAGAATGCTGGTGGAGCAATATTAGCGATAGCAGTAACCATTGCTGTAATGGCAGCCGCGGTAACTGTTTTATCGTTGCTCAAACCTGAAAAGATAGCTGGTGCTACAGTTTGTCTTGGCATCCTTTTAGGATTGTTTGCACTCGTTGAGCGAAATGCTTCTTATATAAAGAAAGCAACTGGTTCACTTATAGTAATGGCTGTAATAATTGGGTTACTTGGCGGTTTGCTTATTGGAATATCATTCATACCGACAGAAAGAGCGCTAGTTGCGGCAGGAGCCATATCGTTAGTGCTTTTAAGTTTATCAGGCGCTATGTATCTTATAAGTAAAGCTGGAAATATATCAATTAAGGCTGTGGCTGCTTTAGCAATGATGGCTGCGGTAGTTTTATCTTTAGCTGCACTTATTCAGGTACTAACTTCATTTAATGTAGATGCTAGTCTGATGGGTAGTTTACTGTTACTTGCTGGATGTTTAATATCTATAGGTGCTGCTGTAATGGTTATGAATAATTGTGTTGCCGGTGCTGCTGCATTGGTAGTAGTTGCCTTAGCCTTATCAGTATTCTTACCAGTGTTGCAGCAGTTAGGTTCAATGTCATTAGGCGAGATTGGTGTTGCATTACTAGCATTAGCTGGCTCTTTAACAGTTCTTGGATTAGCTGGTTTATTGCTTAGTCCAGTTGTTGCGCCAATGATTGGCATAGCAGGAGCCGTTGCATTATTAGGCGTAGGATGTTTAGGAGCTGGTGCTGGATTACAAATGTTTGCGCAAGGTCTTACAACATTGGTTATGTTAGGACCAGTAGCCATACAAGCATTTACCGCAACAATACAGGCTTTTATAACATTAATTCCTACAATAATTACTACAATTGTTACATCGCTTGTTACCACATTTACAACATGTATTCCAATGATTGTAGAGGGTGCGTTGTTGCTTATTACATCGTTATTAACATCAATAGCAGAACATTTACCAGAGATATTAGCTGCTGGAATATCTATAATTATGACACTGTTAACTGGTATCAGGGATAATATAGGTCAGATAACAGAAGTTGTAATTGATATAATCATCAATTTTGCAGAAGCAATCGCTAATAAATTGCCAGACATAATTCAGTGTGGCGTTGATGTATTCTTTGCATTTCTTGATGGATTTTCAGACGCCATCGCGAATAACGGCGAACGATTGAGAGAATCACTTAAGAAACTGGTTGATTCCATTATTACAGGAATAAAAGGATTCTTAGGTATTCATTCACCATCTACTGAATTTGAAGAAATCGGCGAATATTCAATAGCTGGCCTTATTAAAGGATTCGGGAATAAGGTTGGAGACGCGGTTGAAGCGGTTGGAAAGTTAGCATCCAAACTCGTTGGTAAAGTCAAAGATAAGTTTTCTGACATGAAAGAAAAAGGACAACAGCTTTGTCAAAAAATCAAAGATGGTTTTGAAGAAAAAGCACCTAAGATTGTGTCATGCGTCGGCGATACTATGAAAAAGGCTGGTAAGAAAATACAGGAAGCTAAAAACGATTTTAAGACATGGGGTAAAGACGCAATGGAAGGTCTTAGGAGCGGAATGGAGTCTGCTAAAGATAAAATCAAATCTACAGTTGGCGGTATAGCAACCGATATAGGCGCAAAATTCAAAGATGTTCTTGGTATTCATTCACCGTCCAGAGTATTTAAACAATACGGTAAATACATCGATTTAGGACTTGTAAATGGTATAAAAACTTTCTCATCTAAAGTATATGATACTGCCAAATCTGTTGGTTCAGACACAATAGACGGAATGAGTTCAGCCATATCAAAGATATCAGACCTTATTAATGGTGATATGGATATGCAGCCAACTATAAGACCTGTCGTGGATTTGTCGGATGTTCAGACAGGTGTTGGAGCAATAGCAGCTATGATGCCTACAGGAGGTACTATAGGTATTTCTGGAGGCTTTAATACTGTTGCTACAATGATGAATCGCAATCGTCAAAATGGAAATAATGATGAAGTTATTTCAGCCATTAACAAACTTGATAAGAGTTTAAATGGTCTTTCTAAACCAACATACAATGTTGGCGGAATAACATATGACGATGGAAGTGCAGTATCTGATGCTGTACAGGAATTAATAAGAGCAGCTAGAATAGATAGGAGGTCATGATATGGCTAGTGTATCAGGTTTGACTATAAAACGACAGACTGGCAGTAGCACATATTATGCTACATGGGATTTTGACAGTTCCATATCACAGTCTACTGGTGGCGGAGTCAACGAAGGTGACTGGGTCACGATTAACGACGGAGCAACTTGGTATAATGGAGTAGAAATAGCGGATTGGTGTTTTGGTGAAACATGGAAAGTTATTCAGGTATCTGGTGACAGAGCTGTTCTTGGCGAAAACCAGAGCGGTGGACATGATGTACAAAGCCCTATCAATATCGGTGATTTAAGTGGCGGTAGTGGCGGTTCAACCGAAAGTGTCACCAATACTTTGGATAAGTACGAAGTTCAATGGTATTACGACACGGGCGATGATTTGTGGTTTGAAGGCACGTCAGCATCGCCGACCTATACACAATCCGTGTATTCATCACCACCAAGTAATGCTTTGCGAATAAAGGTCAAGGTTACACCAGTATCGAAGACTTATACTGTCAACGATAATGAGACTTCCTATTGGACCGGAGAGGCTAGTGAGGCTGAATTCTCATTAGCCGGAGACCCTCCACAAACGCCAAAGACACCAACAACTGAAATTGACAAATTAAAGTTGACGGCGTCAATAGAGAATATATCAGACCCAAGAACAGACCAGATAGAATTCGAAGTATACAACGATTTAGTCAAAGTTAACAGTACGATTGTTGATGTAAAGTTATGTATGGCTTCTATGTCTACAAATGTCATAGCTGGCGGAAAATACCGTGTCAGATGTAGAGGCATAAATCTTTACTATTCATCAAAGATATACGGTGAGTATTCGGAATTCACAAGTGAGCTGTTGACAATACCAGCTCCAGTCACAAATGTTGTAGCTTCAGCAGATAGTAAAACATCTGTTGTATTGGATTTCGATAAATCATCAACTGCGACCGGTTATAAAATTGAGTACGCAACAAATCGTGATTACTTTGATACTTCGTCACAGACGAGCTCGTTATCAGTAACGACCAATCGTGCACATGTGATAGGTCTTGATACGGGTAAGGAATGGTTCTTCAGAGTTGCTGCTACAAATAGTAAAGGTGATTCTGATTGGAGTGATATAGTGTCAGTGGTTATAGGAACTGCTCCGGCAGCGCCTACAACTTGGTCGTCTACAGCTACGGCTATAGTCGGCGAACCATTGAACTTGTATTGGGTGCATAATGCGAAGGATAATTCAAGCCAAACATTTGCCTCAATTGAAATTGATGTGAATGGTAGTATTCACACATATACACAGAAGAATAGTACTGATGAAGAAGAAAAAGATAAGACGAGTTCATTCTCCATTAACACTGCTCAATATACTGAAGGTACAGTATTAAAGTGGAGAGTTAAAACCGCTGGTGCTACAAATGAATATGGACCGTGGTCTGTTCAAAGGCAGGTAAATATTTATGCTCAGCCTACTTTGGAACTCGGATTAACAAATGCCGATGGAGTCTCAATTGAGACAATATCATCTTTTCCATTTTATATCTCAGCTGTGACTGGTCCGAAAACACAGTCGCCGATTGGATTTCATTTGACAATTACATCAGATGAATCTTATCAGACGGTAGATGCTGTTGGAGAAGATAAAATCGTTAATTCAGGTGATGAGGTATATTCTCAGTACTTTGACATCATTACAAGTCTTAAAGCTGAAATATCGGCTTACAATATTGCTATAAAGAATGGTATGCATTACACAATAACGTGTGTAGCGTCTATGAATTCAGGATTATCTGTTCAGAAAACATTATCATTCAACGTAGCATGGGATGCTATAAAATACAGACCAAACATTTCAATAAGTGTTGATAGAAAATCTTACACTGCATATTTAAGACCTTATTGTCTCGATACCGATAATAAAGAGACTGATGAGGTTACATTGTCTATTTATCGTAGAGAGTTTGATGGCTCTTTCACAGAAATAATTTCCAATATTGAAAACAACAAGAACACATACATCACAGACCCACATCCAGGACTTGATTATGCTCGTTATCGAATTATTGCGACTGAGAAAAAGACTGGAACAATCAGTTATTACGATGCTCCGGGATATCCAATGGGATGTAAGTTTGCAGTTCTTCAATGGGATGAAAAGTGGAGAAATCTTGAAAACGCAACTGCGGATGCACAAGAGAAAACTCCATGGACAGGTTCATTATTACTACTCAAATACAATCTTGATGTTAGTGATAGCAATGCGCCTGATAAGTCATTGGTTGAATATGCTGGACGAAAACATCCGGTATCATACTACGGAACCCAGTTGGGAAGTAGCTCAACATGGAATGTAGAAATACCGAAAAGCGATAAAGAAACATTATATGCAATAAGAAGACTATCGATATGGATGGGCGATGTTTATGTACGAGAACCATCTGGAAGCGGTTATTGGGCTAGTGTATCAGTAAGTTACAACATTAAACATGTTGAGTTAACTATACCAATAACACTGACAATTACTAGAGTGGAAGGAGATAAGTAATGATTGATTGGCATGAGTCGATGGAACAGACCTTTGAGTATTACGTTGTCGATCCAGGTACTTGGAAAGACAAGCAGAAACTTGATACGGTCAAACCTGGTTCAACAATTAAGCGTGATTCAAAGTCTGATACGTTGGGTTCAGCATCAATTAAAATTACCGGTCTGGTCGGCGAATGTTACATAAGGGCGTATCTCATAGCAATTCAAAATGGAGTTACTTATAAGGAACCTTTAGGTACATTTCTTGTCCAGACCCCTTCATCTTCATTTGATGGAAAGGTGCGAAGTGTCACGTTAGATGCTTATACACCGTTAATAGAATTAAATGAAAATCCACCGGCATTGGGATATTTCACTCCAAAAAATTCTAATACGATGGACGAAGTATACAGGCTTGTACGAGATAATTGCAGAGCACCCGTTGTCCCATCGAGAGCTGATAAGAAACTATATTCAGATTTTATCGCAAACACAAATGATACTTGGCTAACTTACTGCAAGGATTTAGCAAGTAATGCTGAGTATGAGATTGGTTTGGATGAGATGGGACGAATAATATTTCCACCTGTACAAGAGTTGGAATCATTGCAGCCGGTAACGACCTACAGCGACGATAACAGCTCAATATTATTACCTAGTGTAACTATGGAGCATGACATATATGGGATACCTAACGTGGTGGAAATAATTAGCTCAAAAAACAATAACTACTACTATTCACGAGTTGTGAATGATGACATTAATAGTCCAACTTCAACGGTAAATAGGGGAAGAGAGATTGTACATAGGGTTACAGATTTGAATTTAGCAGGTATCCCAACAAATGCACAGGTTGACGAATATGCAAAGAAGCTTTTGAAGTCATTATCCACCGTAGAGTACACCGTTACTTATACACATGGGTATTGTCAGACCAGATTGGGCGATTGTGTAAGGCTTAATTACAAAGCAGCTGGACTGACCGATGTAAAGGCAAAAGTCATATCACAGTCAATAACATGCGAGTCTGGTTGTCAGGTAGAAGAGACCGCCAAATACACAAAGAATTTATGGGGGTGACAATACTGAATGGCTTTGACTGAGAGTTTGAAAGACCAATTTAGCAAGTTGGTTAATGATAGTAGTGATTCAAAAGATAATGTGGATGATGTCTTATACGGAACTGTCAAAGCTTATTCTGATGGAACTAAAGCAGTTGTATTAGATGGTTCTAATATTGCTACACCTTTTGAAACAGTTACAGATGCCGAAGATGGTGACAGAGTAACTGTTAGGATAAAGAATCACAAAGCTATAATCACTGGAAACCTTTCTTCACCAGCAGCAAGAACTGATGAAGTTAAGGGACTCAATGAAAAAGTAGGTGAGTTCAACACAGTATTATCTACAAAGGTTGATACTGATGAACTTGATGCTCAAATAGGCAGAATCAATATACTTGAATCAGATAACGCCACTATTAAAGGAAAAGTAAGTGCTTCAGAAGCTGAGATTAATACAATAAAGACTAAGCAACTTGAAGTTGAAGAGAAAGTAACCGCTGCTGAAGGTGAAATTAAGTCACTCAAGTCTGACAAAATTGATGCGACAGTTGTTGAAACCGAATACACAAAGACGAAGGACTTTGAGGCTCTCACGGGCACCGTTGGAACGTTGAACGGTGATTTGGCGAGCTTTAGAGAAACAGTAACTGAGAAGTTCTCAGCACAGGACGCAGATATTAAGAATCTTAATACTAAGAAACTTAATGCTGAGGATGCTGATTTAAAGTATGCCAATATAGATTTTTCTAATATCGGCAAGGCAGCTATGGAGTATTTCTATGCGCAGTCTGGCTTAATTAAGGATGTAATCGTTGGTGACCAGACTATTACTGGTGAGTTAGTCGGCGTTACTATAAGGGGTGACTTAATTGAAGGCAATACCATAGTCGCAGAAAAGTTAGTAATCAAAGGTGAAGATGGTCTGTATTACAAGCTTAATACTGATGGTGTTACGACGGAAGCGCAACAGACCGACTATAACAGTCTGAATGGACAAGTTATTAGAGCCAAGTCAGTGACGGCGGCTAAGATAGCCGTTGATGATTTGGTGGCGTTCGACGCAACTATTGCTGGATTCAAAATAGAGGATGTAGCGATACATTCGATAGGTAAAGAGTCTGCTACGAGCAGCGTACGAGGAACATACCTCGGAAAAGATGGTCAGGTATCCTTTGGTGATAGTAAGCATTTCTTAAAGTATTTCAAGGATACTGATGGTCTATACAAATTAAAGGTTTCTGCCGATGCTATCGAGTTTTCTACAGGTGGAAGCGTAGAAGATTCCATCAACGATTTGAAGAGTGAATTAGATAGCGTTAAGGAGGAAATCGTTTCTATTATAAGCATTTCTTCGAGCAAGGGTAGTGTGTTTAAAAACACAAACGTGTCGACCGTGCTCTCAGTAACGATATTCCGAGGAACCCAGAGAATAACAAACATCGATGAGCTTAAGGCTACGTACGGAGATTCTGCGTATTTACAGTGGAAATCCCAGGAGCACGATGGTGATGCCTATCTTGAGATTCCTTCAATTGATGAAAGAATTTCTGAAAGTGGTTTCAAATTTAAAATTAGCCCTAACGATATAGACACAAAGGGCATTTATACATGTGATTTAATCACAGATTAGTAGGAGGAAATAGAATATGGCAATTAAAGCTACTGGTCAGTTGACCATTATCGATGTCACTGATGCGTATTCAGTGATACTTACAAGTGAGGCGTATACATTTGTTGGTAATACGTCTGGTGCTCCAGCAGGGCTGAAGTGTGCTACACAGGCTGTTGCATATTGCGGTTCTAATCAGTGTTCGGTCGTAAATGTAGATCAGAAGGCAATTACATGCCCTACTGGTATTTCAGTTGCAGTAGAGAACAGCGGAACAGCATCACCAACAATCACATTTACAACAACAGCTACAGTAACAGCAGCATGTGAGGCTGTAATTCCAATTGTTGTTGATGGTGTAACAGTTAATAAGAAATTCTCGTTTGCAGTCGCAAAGACAGGACAGACAGGACAGACTGGTGCTACAGGTGTAGGTATTAAGAGCGTTGTTAATTATTTCTTAGCGTCTACGGCTAACACAGGCGTGACTGCATCTACTGACGGTTGGACTACAACTATGCAGACAACCGACACATCAAAAAAGTATCTTTGGTCTTACCAGCTTATCACATATACTAACAATACAACATCTAAGACAACACCGACTATTATCGGTACACATGGTGCTACAGGACAGACAGGTGCCACAGGTAATGGTATTAAGAGCGTTGTTAATTATTATCTCACAACATCAGCTGGTACTGGCGTAACAACCGATACTAGTGGATGGTCTACATCTCCGACAGCCACAACAACAACTAATAAGTATCTTTGGTCTTACCAGCTTATCACATATACTAATAATTCAACTGTTAAGACTACACCAGCTATTATTGGCACACATGGTGCTACAGGACAGACAGGTGCTGCCGGAGCAGATGCTATTACCGTTACTATTACAAGTAGCAACGGTACAGTATTCAAGAATAACACCGGTAACACAGTACTTACAGCACATGTATTTAAGGGTTCAATAGAGCAGACAATTACAGATGCTGGAGTGGTTAGCGGTCTTGGATCTATCAAGTGGTATAAGGCAGGCAGTACAACAGCATTGGCAACAGCTAAGACGTTAACAGTATCTGCGAACGATGTAGATAACACACAGGCATATACGTGTCAGTTAGAAGATTAATAAAGAAGGGAGGCGTACGTCAAAATGGCAGTTAAAGCAGC